ATGCGATGCCCAACCCCTCAACTCAAGGGCTATCCCGACAAGACTGCGGCAGCCGACGAGCTAGCCCGTCGCTATCGGAATCCACCGAAGGCCGTCAAGCCGTACGAGTGCGACTGCGGAGCGTGGCACCTCACGCCGCGCCAGCGCGCAGGGCGCGGCGAAGGCAAGCCTTACAAGCGCGGGGATGGCATGTGGATCTGCGCGGTGACCGTGCCGGGTGCAGACGGCAAACAGAGGCGAAAAACAGTCTCAGCGAAGGACCGCGGTGCGGCACTCGATCGGCGCAAGAAGCTGCTGGAGGACATCGCCAAGGGAAACATCATCCAGTCACCCAAGATCACGGTCGGCCAGTGGCTCGATCACTGGCTCGAAACCATCCACAAGCCGAATGTGAAGCCCAAGACCTACCGCTACTACGAATCGGGGATTCGTCTGCTGATCAAGCCACACATCGGCAACAAACAGCTCGCCAAGCTGACACCCGAGGATGTTCGCACGGTTATCAAGAAGATCAATGAAACGGGCTCGACACGGAACGCGGTCAAGGCGCATCAGATTCTTCAGAAGGCGCTCAAGGGTGCGATCAACGAAGGCGTGCTTGAGCGCAACGTCGCCACGATGGTCAAGAAGCCCAGCCATGTGACTGCGGAGATTCAGCCGTTTACTGCGCCCGAGGCCAAGCACATCATGAGAACCGCGATCGACTTGAACGATCCTCTGGCGGATCGTTGGAGTTTCGGGTTCCTGACGGTGGCCCGCCCGAGCGAACTGAACGGCCTTGAATGGAGCCGGGTCGACTTCGAGAACAAGGTCTTGGATCTGTCCTGGCAGCTACAAGAGCTGACGAATAAGAGGCACGGGTGCGGAGAGCCCAACGGCGATGGTGTCTACCCCTGCAAGCGAAAGCGTGCGGCTTGGTGCCCAAAGGCGGAGTACGACTTCCAACCTGGCTTCGAGTATCGCCCCTGTCACGGTACGCAGGTGTGGACTCGCCCCAAGACGGCCGCGGGGAAACGTTCCCTTCCGCTCATCAAGCCACTGGAAACTATGTTGCGCTTGCGATTAGAGCGCCAGAAGCCCGGACACCTGGACCTGGTCTGGGCTCACGATGACGGTCGGCCGTATGGCCCAACGGAGATGAATGAGCGATGGCATGCGCTCATGGTGGCCGCTGGGTTCGAGTTTGATGAATCCGTTACTGACCGTAATGAAATTGAGATCGAATCTGGAGACTCGGAAGTCCCAGATTTGCCTAGCCGAATGCTCTATGCGACAAGGCACACTGCCGCAACGCTTTTGATGGAACTGAAGGTTCCAGAAGATGTGCGGATGGCGATAATGGGTCAGAGTTCTGTTGTCGCGCATCGCGGTTACGTCCATGTGGACCAGACGCAGACGAAGGCAGCATTGTCAAAACTGACCAAGTTGTTGAATCCAGCGCTACATTGAGTCCCACGCGGGGGCTGTCAATTGGCAGGCTGCGCGCCGTAAAGCATCGTTGCCACGGCTGTGGGGCGCTTGTGGCGTATGGGAACAGGGGACGATCTTGTTTGTAGCCATATACCCCTCTGTCGGCGAGGTCATCTATCACCATGTCGGGCCGCACGCGATGGTGTACATCGGTCAGTTGGTTCAGCTTGTCACGGGTTCGATAGTGGTGATCCCTTGCCGGCGCGTCAACGCGACACAACTCGCGGTCCAGTTCTACGCGCTTCGGCACCAGGATGTGTGGATAGAAACAGGTGATGGCCTACTGACCCATGTATCGGTGCCCATCGATTTGTCGTGGCAGGATGGTCCCTGTAGCGCTTCGATCGATATGAGAAAAGGACCGAGGAGGCGACTGGGTGGCGGTCGCCTGCTGATCTGCTGAGTCCTACTTTGATGCTCTGGTCCGACGCGTCGTCTTTTTCGGGGCTTCGGGCTCCGGTTTAGTCTTGGAGCCCAATACTTTTGGGGCGCTCTCAGCGTTCCCGTCGTCATCACTTTCGCTTGCTTTGATCATCTCTCGTAGTAACGACAGCATTAGACCAAGCTGAGCGTCGCCCAGTTTCTCGGCACCAGGGGGAAGCATGGCTGCCAGTCGTGAAACATCGTCTTCGACGGGCAGGCCGACCGATCGTGCTATCGACAGCAATATGACATCGAGTTTCACATTGAGTGCGCGAGCCATGCCCTCTATCGATGCTGGTTCTGGGAACTCTTTGACCTTGATTCCATTGGTGATCTGGTTCCAGCGTTGTGCCTTCACCACTCCACCGCTGGCGTCCTCCAGATCCTTGTACGTCCGATCACCCTTGAGGGTGAGTATCAAGTCTTGGAGAGTCAACCCATCCTCATCGCTACTCGCGTTGGTTACAGGCATCTTGTCTTCCGATCGTCGGTGGTCACTAGTAGTTAGCGGTCCTGTCAGTTCTATTTGAGCTTGAAATTACCGGTAATGCAACTAGTAGCTCGTGGTTGCTGAACTTTACAACATCACTGCTCAGTGCGCAGGGCTTCGTTAGTCCACCCGCGTGGCGGGCTAGTAGATTCGCTGGACACGGCATATCAGTGGTTGACAGAGCAGTAGCTAGTAGTTGATGATCTACGCATCCCGTTCACCTACTAGTCACCACATCGTTGCGAGGTGGCGCTGAAGGGTTGTGAAAACGTGGCGCACGATGTCAGATCGGTCGAGGTCAAGAACCTACCGCTGCTGCGCAGCCTGGTTGGTCCTGAACCTGAGAAGCTGATGACGGCCCGTAACCTGGCTCAAAGAATCGGCAAGCACCCATCTTTCATCGGCCACCTCCTCAGTGGCGATCCTGATCGTTGTCGAACCTTCTCTATCGAAGTGGCGCAGGCGATTTCGGTGGCTCTCGGCGTGAAGATGTCGAATCTTTTTCAGCCCGCGTCGTCAATTACCAGACAACGACGCACCAACCAGCAGGCGAGCTAATGTCCGATCTGATCACCGGCGAGATCACAGTCGGAATGGAACCGATCTTCGTACCCAAGAAAGTCGCCGCTAGGGCGCTGGGTGAGATCTCCCTGAACAAGCTGAACGAACTCATTAGGACAGGTCGTATCAATCCCCGAGTTTTAGACGGACGCGTGATGTTCACGCCCGAAGAGTTGCGGAGATTTGCTGCCGAGCTGCCCTCATGGGAGCCCCCAGAGAGTCGGGGGCACTGATGGCACTGAAACTCGGTTCACTATTTTCGGGCGCTGGAGGCCTGGATCTTGGTGTCGCTTCCATCTTCGACGCTGAGACCGTCTGGGTCTGCGAATTCAACAAAGACGCTCAGAAGGTGCTCGCGGCCCGCTTTCCGGGTCTACCCAACTTGATCGACGTGACCACCGTGGACTGGGCGACGGTAGAGGGTGTTGACATCCTGTGCGGCGGTTTCCCATGCCAGGACGTGAGTTGCGCGGGTGTTCGCAAGGGGCTTACCGAGGGGACGCGCTCTGGTCTCTGGTCCTACTTCGCCGAGGCTATCTCTGTGCTTCGCCCGAAGTTCGTCGTCATCGAGAACGTGAGGGGACTGCTCAGTGCAACCGCCGATCGCAACATGGAACCCAACGACTCAGACCTGGGAGAAGACGCAGGACAACCTACACTCAACGCAGCCGGAGCCGTACTCGGAGACCTGGCCGGACTCGGGTACAACGCGAGCTGGCGGACTGTATCCGCGTCATGGTGGGGAGCCCCGCATCAGCGCGAGCGAGTCTTCATCCTTGCCTATCGTGCCGACCTCACGGCGACAGAAGTCGAAGAAGCAATCCGACCCGAATCAGGGGTCCATTTTGGACTGATCACCGCCGAGTCGGGTGATCTGCTGCCGACACCCACCGCTGGCTACTACACGCGCGGGTCAAAGCATTTGATGCTGCCGTACGTCGCTCAGTATGCAACCGGCCACGATCCGGTGCCCGATCGGCCAGATCTAAAGGGTCGTCCTGATCCACTTCTGCCTACACCTATTGCGCTCCAGAACAACACACACAACAGCGCAGGTAAGCCGATGCTGACCGGACTGGTCAAGGAGTTGTTTCCGACGCCGACAGCGAGCGACGGAAACGGCGCTGGACCACACGGTGACGGCGGCCCGGATCTGCGGACGGTGGTCAGCGGCATGTTCCCGCTGATGCCTACGCCGGTGGCGTCCGACGACCGAAACGGCGTGCACCCCGACAAACGGCGGAGCTACGGCATCGGTGCGTCGATCGTCCAGATCGTTGATCTCGCTGTCGCCTACGGCGAACCCGAGTGGCACCAGTACGACCCGGCGATCAAGCGATGGGAGGCGCTGTTTCGTCCAGCGCCGTATCCCGTGGTACCCGGCAACGGGTCGCCTCAGCTCAACCCTCGGTTCTCCGAGTGGATGATGGGCTGGCCGCAGGATTGGGTCAACATCGACGGCCTGTCTCGTCGCGTCCAGAACCGCATCTGTGGCAATGGCGTCGTGCCGCAACAGGCCGCTGGCGCGCTGCGCTGGATGCTCAGTGACCTAATCGCAGAGCTGAATGCGGCGGTGGCGGCATGAGCGCCGTCGACCAGTACATACCCGTAGCCGGGCTGCTGGAGCCACTGGGGCTGACCTGGAGTCATCAGACATCTCTCGCTGCGCTACTCGCGGCCAACGATGAGGGCAAAGATCTCGCAGCCTGGGACCGAATCGATCTCAAGGCGTATCAGATCGCAACTGCGGAGATGGAGATGGTCAGCATCCTTCCGACCTTCGTCCACGACCAGCTCAAAGCGATCGCGGTTCCCGACCGAATCGTGTACTACCGCCACAACTTCTATCTGATGGGCATTGAGACGGGCGCGGAAGTTCATCGCTCGACGATCGCACTCATGGCGTTGGCCGCGCGAGGCAAGAGCTACGACCCCGCGGCTAAAAAACGCATCAAGGGTCTACCGATGGACATCGACCGCGGGCTGATCGTGCACATCCCCGAGGGTGCAAAGAAGGCCACCGTGCACTGGGTCAATCTGCTACGCGGATGGGGCGATGTGTCGCTGGCACACAGGCTCTCTGAGCTTCGCAAGCGCACTGTCAAGGACTACATCGCGCCCGTGCGGCGTCCCGACGACCGGCCCAAGAACGCTCAGGCTTACCGCCGTCGCGGCCAGTTCGACAACTTTTCCAACAGGACACGCAAGCGGTTCGACGTACTCGCAGCACGTGCGAAGGACATCGAAGAGCTGCGCGACGTGTACACGCGAGCGCACAAGAACATTGCGCTCACCCCCAGCTTCAAAGAGGCATGCAAACGACGGCTAGCGGAGCTGTCGGCCTCCTAGAAGGGCATCACAACAACGACACCAACGAATGGAAGGAATGAGATGTCATCCAAGGAAACGACTTTCGGTGACTACGCGTCCTGGCTGATGTTAGCCATGACCGGGCCGATCGTCGCGGCGGCGTACCTGATCCGAGTGGGGGCGTTCTGATGGACACCAACTACCCGACGTACCCCAGCGGCACCATCGCGTACTGGGTATGCCCACGCAACGACAATCATGTCTCGGTGCTGCTGCGCGACGCCAACGGCTGGAACCTATCCGGCGTCGCTGAGCATGGCAATTTCACCATGTTCATGGAGCCGCTGAAGTTGGGGCTTGCGCTGTTGACGGGTCATTCGATTCCGGTCATCAGCGACCAGGACTTCCACGAACTCCAGCAGGGACCCAAGCCGATGGTCGTGACCATCGTGCACATTCCCACCGCGCCGTTGGTCACCGACGAGGACGAAGAGGTGGCCGACCATGCGTGAGTATCCCATGGGCTCAATGGTGTTCACCATCTGCCCGGACAACGACAACCATGCAGTCTTCGGTCTGCGCGCCGAGGACGGCTGGTATCTCATGCAGGTCACCGAATCGAGCACGCTCAAGATCACCCAAGAGCCGTCCACCGACGAGGAGATAATGGGCGATCTGGATATGACGTGGATCGTCTGCCGTGACCCGTTGATGACGATCATCGGGCCGGACAAGACGAGGCCGGATGAGTGTCCCAGTGGCAGCATCATTTTCAGCCGCATGGAGGATCATCCGTTCGCGATCGTCGCTGGCTTGAAAACGCTGGACGGCTGGGAATTTGCACGTATCAACCCCGACGGCAAGTTTGAGGCGATGGCGTTCATCCATCACCTACTGACTCACCACCTGGGGATGAACGTCGGACTACCGCAGGACAGCAACGTGTTTGGCAGTGAAGACGTTGACCCGCGGTACGTGATCGGCGGTGACTGGACGATCGTCCACGTTCCTACGGTCGTCACCACCCCCGTATCGAAGGCGGCGGAGAACTGATGGACCTGATCGTGGTGGACCTGGAGACCACAGGTCTTGACACCGATGTTCACTCGATCCTGGAGGTGGCGGCTGTCAATGTCGCCACCGGCCAGGAACTCTACTTCGTGCCCTACATCAAGCCTGATCAGATGATGATGGCCGACCCGGAAGCGCTGCGTATCAACAGGTATTACGAACGCGGTGTGTTCCGCAAGATGCTCAAGAGTCCCGACGACAACGTCCAAGCCTATCGCGAGCTGTTCGACATGCTGAAAGACAACAGGCTCGGCGGCGCTAACCCCCGTTTCGACGCCGACATGCTGGTCAAAGCAACTGGCTACGCGGAGTCTTGGCACTATCGGCTGGCCGATGTGTGCGCGTACGTCAGCGGCGCTCTGGGATTCGACCCTAGCGACATTCGCGGCCTGCATGACATGTGCGTATCGCTATCGGTGGACACCGGCACTGAGCACAGCGCCCTAGACGACGCCAGGGCGACCGCAGCATGCTTCCGGGCCGCCGCACTGGGACCCCGGAGTCGATGATGGGAAGGTTTAAAGAGTGGTTCGGCCAACTCGTGCAACAGCTTCCGTCGCAAGACGTGGAGGCGCGTGTCGAGGTCGACAACTGGCTGACTGCGGGCAACAACCTGATCGTGGAGGCCGGCGCGCAGGATCATCAGTTGTTCCTGCGCATGAACGGTAGTGACTGGCCGCTGCGATCGGGCACGTACGCCCTGGCGACTAGCCAGGGGCGGCGGCTGCTGCTGTCAACGCACTGGGACGAAGTTGACGACTGGGCGGTCTACGTCGGCACCGAGACGGTAGACCAGCACGACACACCCCCGGTGTGGGACGTGAAGTTCCGCATCGTCCCCTTTCACCGAGTTAGGGACCCACTGGTCATCATCGCCCTGGAGGACGGGGAGTTCCTGACGGACATTGAGGAGATCGCATGACACTCGCACTGGTCACCGACGACATGACGACAGGTGTTCTGAAAACAACTGATGGCGAGCGTAACTCGCGCAAGAAGCTGTACTGGAAACGTCGGCGAGAAGCGCTATCGGGCGTCGCGCTGGAACGCTTGGCAGATCTTGGTATTGAGTTCCCGGTGGTCGCGGGAACCATGACTATCCCCGAGGTTTGCGACTACTTCGGAATCAGCCGTTCGACACTGACCAACATAGCCCGCCAGTACTACGAAGAGCTGATCGAGGTCGGTTACATGCCCGGCAGCGTGACACAGCCGACGCGGTACAGCGAGTTGGCGCTTGCGCATGTTGCGATGATCCTGCGACCCAGCACATCTGACCAGGCGATGATCATCCAGAAGGCACTAGGCATCTACCGCGCACCTCGCGGAGCCGTCAAGGTCCACAACCAGAGTGGTGCTCACGTCAAGGTCTGCGGCCGCGTGCTCGATGAGGCATACAAGCTGATCAGTGAGATTCGCGAGGATGACCCCGAAGAGGTTTGGAAGGCGCTGGAGAAACGCAATCGTCATGAGCTGCAAGTGCTCACGGTGGCGTTGGCGGCGCTAGTGCCGAATGACCGCGGTGGACTGCGCGCTTGGCTGGCCGAAATCGGTCTGGGCATCCGCTCGGACGCTCAGAACAAGGCAGCGGTCGGGCTGGCCAGCTTGGTCCCGAGTCGTCAGCAGGTGTCTGAGTGAACGAAGTCCCGGCCCGTCGCCGCGCGGTCTACGACGGTGACGCGCGCGAGGTTGCCAACACCCCCCAACTGCTGGGGCCGTGCTCCCGTGGCATTTTCTGGCGACCCGTGTCAGCGGCGTACGACAGCGAAAACGACAACACCACAGTCGTATTCGCACCCGTACCGCGCGACGAGGTGATGGCGATTGCTGCCAAGCAGCTTGACGCACATCGCGAGACGCTGATTGACCTCGCGGCCAGTGGACTTCTCGATACCAAGGGGACACGCAAGTGAGCGACCAGTTCACCAACGACATTCCACGCGATGGCTGGGGTCGCCCGAAGATCAAGCAGCCAGACGGCAAGCTCAAGGCTTACCGCCGTACCACCAAGTTCATCAACGTGCTCGAAGACACCTACAACCTGGAGAAGTGGAAGCTGCGCCAGGTGGCACTAGGCCTGGGGCAGCGTGAAGACCTGGTGCTGGCCGCTGCGTCGTGCACACAAGAGGACAAGGGAACGCTCAACGACGTAGCGCACAAGGCGATGGAGCACGCGCGGTCATCATCTAAGTCGACCACCGGGACGGCGCTGCACAAGCTGTGCGAGCGCGTGGACCGCGGCGAGCCCTTGGGTTCCATACCGTCGGCATTCGTTGGTGACATCGAGGCCTATGAGAAGTGTCGCGACGCCAACGGCTTGAAATACAAGCAAATCGAAATGATGCGCGTCCTGCATGACTGGCAGGTCGCCGGCACCCCCGACCGGGTTGGGGAGTACCACGGGAAGCACTACATCATCGACGTAAAGACAGGCGACATCACCTGGTCTGAGCGTGAGATCTCGATGCAGCTTGGCGCATACTCGCGCAGCACCGCGTACACGGCCGATGGCGACGTGGATGACGGGTTCGTGATCGACCAGGACCGCGCGATCGTCATCCATCTGCCCTCCGGTCAGGGTAAGTGCGAGTTGCACTGGGTGGACATCTCGCGCGGATGGAAGGCATGCCAGCTCGCCAGGCAAGTGTGGGACTGGCGCAGCGAGAGTGGTCTGTTCGTCCCGATCAGCGAGGACGATCCACTCATCCCGCTCGCGCTGGCCTGCACCACCGTGGAAGAACTTCGCGACCTCTGGCAGACCGCCTATGAGGAGGACGCGATTGACGATGCGTTCAAGGTCGTCGTCAAGCGGCGCCTCGCCGAACTCGGCGCAGCGTAATCAACAACAACGGCACCATCAACGAAAGGCACGAAATGAGTTGGCAGATGTGGACGTTCATCGTCCTGGCGTTTATCGCGGTCCCGATCATCGGGGTCGGTCTTTGGATGCTGCGAAAATCCGGCAGTGTTGGACCCAAGCCCGAGAAGGATGGGCCCAATGACTATGACTACACGTACAAGCTGCGCGACTGGGAGAACCAAGTTGATCGCGTGGAAGAGAATCGCGGAACGTCCAAGCTGACGATCATCACTGGTGCGGCCATTCTCGCGCTGGCGACGATCATTCTCACTTTCGGATGCTTCACCATCGTTGCGACGCGCAGCGTCGGCATCGTGACCACGTTCGGGAAGCCCTCCGGCACAACGCTCCAGAACGGCCTACATGCCAAGGCCCCTTGGTCGAACGTGACCGAGATGGATGGCGCGATTCAAAATGACGTGTTCAACGGCGACCACCGCGTGAAGATCCGTCTCGGCAACAACTCCACCGCGGACGCAGATGTCAATGTGCGCTGGCAGATTAAGCCCGATGCCGCTGATGTGCTCTTCGTCCAGTACAAGACGTTCGACAATGTGAAGTCCAACCTGGTCACTCGCTCGCTCCAGTCGGCCATGAATGAGACTTTCGCGTCATTCGATCCTCTGGAGCCCAAGAACGCCACGAACGGCGCTGATCTGGGTGCACTGTCGAGGCAGGTTCAACAGCGTCTCATCGCCAAGATCAGCAGCCAGATCGACGTGCTGGAGGTCAACGTTCCGATCATCGATTACGACCAGCAGACCGAGGACAAGATCAACCAGTACAACGCCGAGAAAGCCAATACTGCTGTCGCAGAGCAGGCGAAACAGACGGCAGAAGCGCAGGCCGCCGCCAACAAGATACTTGCGTCGTCGGTGTCCAATGATCCGAACGTCATAATCATGTACTGCATCCAGAAGTCACTGGAGAAGGGGCAGCCCACCGCTGGCTGCTGGCCGATCAACGGCGCCATTCCCACGGTGCCGGTTCGATGACGACCGTGAACACCCTCACCGAGTACCAGCGTAGAGCTGCCGAGACAGCTATCTACCCCGGTGCTGATGACATCGAAAGCGTAGACGGTTTGGCCTACGTAACAATGGGTCTCGTCGGCGAGGCTGGTGAGATCGCGAATAAGGTCAAGAAGATCCTTCGGGATGACGGCGGTGTCATCACTGCTTCCGCTCGTTTGCGACTGGTCTTCGAGCTGGGGGATGTGCTCTGGTACCTGGCGCAGACGGCGACCCAGCTGGGGATCGATCTGGATTCGATTGCGGGCATGAACATCGCCAAGCTGGCCTCGCGTTCTGAGCGCGGCACCCTGCAAGGGTCCGGTGATGCGCGGTGAAGAAGAAGCGACTGCTGCGCCTTGTCGCCAATGAGCGTGAGCGCGCCGACAAGGCGACGCAGACGATTGAACGACTCACTCGTGAGGGTGAACAGAATCGCCAGAATCACAAGGAAACTCGCGAGAAGCTACAACGCACGATGGGACTGATCCGCAAGGCTGAGCGTGCGACGGCGTATCTCACGCTGCCTGAGTTCGGCTCAATTTCACACTGCCCGATGTGTGACGAGAGGCTTGAAGATATTCAGGTTCACCTCGTTGGCTGGACCCAGCCGGACACGCCTTTCACGAAGTCATACAGCGTGCCCACAAGCGGCGGTAGTCCTTACCTGTCAAGCGGATTCGTTAACCGAATTGAATGGTTTGGCAGTGTCGATAGCGCTGACGAGAATGCTGACACTCCAGCGCATCTGGTCTATCAGTGTGGATGCGGCTACATCTTCCGCACCAAGACGCGCAAGGACACGCCGAGGGTGGTCATCACATGACCACACACAAGCGCTACGGCTACAGAGACAGGTATGACCGCGTGACCGGAGACAACGCACAGGCGCGGCGCCTGAATGCTCAGATAGCGATGATCAGGCGCGCTCGCGAAACCGGGTTCCACATTACCGAGGTCGAGGCCAACCTGGCGGGCTTGCAGTTCAAGCCGCTCGACACCAAGCCGTAACCGGCTGTGCCGGAACGGGATACGTGCGCCGCGCGTATCAACTACCAGGAATGAAAGGATCAACCAATGAGTGATGACCTATTCGACGGTCCGGGCTCGGCCGATGTCATCAACTGGGAGGACCTGGAGAAGCGATTGCTACTTGTCCAACCCCTTGAGCTGAAGGTGGGAGTGCCGACCAAGAACTACGGCCCGAAGGATGCCATTGAGGCCAACGTTCACGTGCTGGACGGCCCGGAGGCTGGCTCGGTGTACCGCAACGGGTACGTCTTCCCGCTGGTGCTGCAAGGTCAGATCAAGGGCAACATCGGAACTGGCCGTTTCAACCTTGGTCGTCTCGGCAAGGGTGTGCCCAAGCCGGGCCAGAAGCCGCCCTGGACACTGAGCGAGCCGACCGAGGATGAGAAGTCGCTGGCGCGAAAGTATCTCGCTAGCGACAAGTTCCAGCAGAACATGGCCGCGCCTGTCGCTGCGGCATCCGCACCAGCCAACGACCCATGGTCGAACAACAGCGCGGAACCGCCGTTCTGATGAGCGGCCGAGGCTAGAAGCGGATCAACCCCCCGCCCGATCTGCTCGTCTCGGCAGGCGCGCCCCGCGCCCGATCTCGTCCACAGTGTTTGGTTTCAGGTCCCAATCACTGACGGTCGGGGCGGGGCGCGCCACCCAAAACAACTGACACAACAAGCAAACCGACGCGGAGAACGAGATGAATGCGCCAGCACCCACCTGCAAGTGCGGTCACGACGATGACACGCATGTTGCGGGGTTCGGCCAGTGCCTCGGCTGCACGCACTGCCCTGACATTCCGCACAACGCCAAGTCTGGGCACGTCTACAGCCGATGCCTATGCACCGAGTTCAAGCGCGACGATGAGAGCGCCAGCCAGACGGAGCGACTGATGGGAATGCAGTGGTGAGCGCCAAGACTATCCGTGCGCGTGAGATCGTCAATGAGGTCCGCAACGACGCCGCGAATGATGTCAAGAACTTCGACGGCCGTGAGCTGACTGGGCGACTGGTCGGCGAAATCAATGGCAACACAAACGGTCTCATCGTGGGTCTGGCCAATTGTATTGAGATGTTGGCGACCGAGATCGAGCGGCTTGAGAATCGGATGCCACCTCAACAGGGGTGGTGGTGATGTTCACCTACTCCACCTGCGTTACGTGCAACACGATCATGATCGTTACAGACCATGACCAGCGTCAGCACCCGGAGTGCGCAGAGAACGCGCCAGCGCCAACGCTGACGCGCGTGGAGCTGCTGACCGAGGAGTTACGCGCCGCACTCATTGCTGGCGACCAGTCTGTGTTCGATTCCAAGTTGGCTGAGCTGAATGTGATAGATGATCAGCCGCCACCGCTGGGCCCTTCGGCGCTGTTTTATGCCACAGAATATGGCTGGCCCGTGTTTCCGTTGGAGGTTGGGGGTAAGCGACCAGCTGTCCCGAAGAAGGATGGTGGCAACGGGTTCAAGGACGCGACGACCGATCCAGAGCGCATCAAGAAGTTCTGGACCAAGCACCCACTTTGCAACATCGGCATACCGACCGGCATCCATTTCGACGTGATCGATGTGGATGTGCCTGATGGATGGCTGTCGCTGCGCGACATGCTGAATGAGGATCGAGTGCCCGACATTCATGGTCGCGTGGCGACCTCATCTGGTGGTGTTCACCTTCTGATCGAACCCACCGGCGATGGCAACTCGGCCCGTATCGCGCCAGGTATCGACTACCGCGGCACGGGCGGTTATGTCGTGGCGCCACCCTCACGAATAGACCCCCAGCACCGCTGGTCGTGGACGGTCAAGCCGTCACCGAAAGTAAAAGGGAGAGAGAAACAATGAATGAATCAACTAACACCCATGAAGACCCCATCGTCAAGCATGTGGACTCCGAAGTCCTGCTAGACATCTGGCTCGATGGATTCTCCAGCGGCATGGCGACTTTGATCCTAAACGCATCCGAGGGGCACGACGACGCGCCACCTGAGATGGTGCAGGACGCCATGGTCCAGAGAATCGTCAGCGAAATCACGAGCGACCCGGCGGCGATGGAGACAGCGCGTCAGAAGATCTTTGCGCGCGTGCTCGGCACTCCGCAGTTCGGGACCACCAAGCTCGACCTCGCGCGGGTGGATTCTTCCGATGAATGAGCTGAATATGGCGATTCGCGAGGCGATCGCGGAGGCGAGCGACGACGCTACGCCGCAGCGTATCGCGGCGGGACTGGCCGAGCAGATGACCGAAAATGAGGCCAGAACGCACCTGGTGATGTTGATGACTGACGTTGTGCGCGCGCTCATTCGCGAACGGCGCAACACGGCTCTGGCCAAAGCGATGAGCGAGCTACGCGGCGACAAAGCGAATCAGTCACCGAAACTGGCCGCGCGCCGTGAGTGGTGGCAGGAGATGCTTGAGTCACGCGTACACGTCGGCGCGAACGACTGGAAACGACTTGGCGACTGCACCGCAGGGGATCTGGAGTTCTGCATCGCCGAGCGAGAGATTCAGATCAATCGCACGCATCAGCAGATCGACAACTACCGGCATCTGATCAAGTTGATGGACGAGCACCACGCCGAGACGGTCGATCAGTTGCCACGAGAGGCGCTGGCGGCCTGATGATTACAGACTTCCACCCGGACCAAGTTTTGAGCGCTAACCATATTTGCGTCGTTCGGGTGGAACCAAACTACCGAGTGCGACCAGTCTCGCGGTGTGACCCATGTGGCCGCCGTCGTACTCGGTTTCAAACTTCCACCTCGGCCCATATGTGGAGCGCTATCCAATCAGCATTCGCTCCGAGGTGGAACTCCATCACAACAACACAACGGAAGGATGAATGATGGGAGCGATACTGCGTGACCCGTTGATGGGTCTCCATGCGGATGTGCTGAACGATCTCGAATCAGTCAGGATCGCCAACGAGAATCGTCTGCGCACACTCACCGACACCGGCGAAGATGGCCACGGTCTGACGCTGGACAACGCCGAAGTGGCCCGCCTGGCGGCGTTGGTGGACGCGCTGAAAGATGCTGAGAAACAGGCGACATCGAACCTACAGAGGTCGATGCGCATACACCCACTGGGCAACTGGGCCAAGCAGATGACCGGCGTGGGTGAGAAGCAACTGGCGCGACTGCTGGCGGCTATCGGTGATCCGTACTGGAACGACCTGCACGATCGTCCACGGCTGGTCTCGGAGCTGTGGTCGTACGCTGGCTACGGAGTGATCGACGGAGCGGCACCGCGGCGGCAGCGAGGTGTCAAGAGCAACTGGTCCGATGACGCACGCATGCGCGCCCGACTCATCGCAGAGAAGTGCGTGATGCAGAAGCCGACTGCGCACTATCGCCAGGTCTACGACCGAGCGCGTGAGAAGTACGCGGATGCAACGCATGCCGTGACATGCAATCGCTGTGGTCCGAAGGGTAACCCAGCGGTCGCGGGGTCACCCCTGTCGGCGGGGCATCAACACGCGCGTGCGTTGCGCGTGGTGTCCAAGGAGCTGTTGCGCGATCTGTGGATCGAGTCGCGAAGGATTCATCAAGAGCGTGCGGAGGTTCTGATTGCGGCCTAGAGATCAACTACCAGGCAACTAATCATCAATCACAACAACGAAATTGGAGAATGCGATGAAGCGCTGGATATACAAATTCCTGGGCGTCCAAGTACCGGGGTACGACGAGACGCCCGCCTACACGGCGACGGTCAAGCGTCTCGGATTCGACCCGGAGACCCTGGCCTGGGTGGTGTCGGCATGAGTGTTCTGCCGAGCACCGAAGAAGAACTTGAGTGGGAGAGCGGCATTGGTGCGTCTCTGGACAAGCTAATCAGAGAGCACCGAGACCAGACGCGAAAGATGGGCGGAACCCCGCCGCTGAAACTGCTGGCCGGATTGCTGCACCTCACGTACAAGGCGTATGGAACCGACGAGTTTCTGAAGATCGAAGATCTGATCAACCTGTTTATCGTTGCCATTGATCGGCTTGCGCAACAGGAGATGTCGTGATGATGGATGGGACGGAGTTCACCGCCGCTATCGCCGACAAGATCGGCCAATGGGCCAAGGATGTGAACGAAGAACTCGACGAGATGATCGGCGACCACATAAAGCTGATCAAATCTGTCGCGCCTGATCGCAACGTGGCACTAGTCAGCATCGCATCACGGTTCGCCACGATGCACGAGAATCCCGAGCAGGGTGAGATCAATGAGCTGTGCAGTCTGTTGGTACTAGCCATTGACCGCCTAGCGCAGCAGCGGGAGTCGTCGTGACGCACCCGTTCACACCCGTACAAGAGGCGGAAGCGTTCGCCTGGTACGCCAAAGTTGGTGCGGAGCTTGATGTGATGCTTGCTTCACAGCCGAAAACCGGGCCGCTGCCCGCGAAGTTCATCGCCGGAGTGATGGCGCTTGGAGCGTCGATGAGGCCGGAGCTGAAACTGGAGAACCTGATCGATCTACTGGTCGTTGCGGTGGATCGTCTTGCGCAGCAGCGAGGTACACCCAATGGCTAGACAGTCTCGCACCGTCTACAGCTTCCCTGGCGAGCCTGAAGTGCAGTTCATGGGCATTTGCCATGACTGCAATCAGGCGCAGCCGTTCCTGAATGCACGGTCACGTGATGAGTGGGTGGACGACCATCGCACCTCTCACGGTCACCAGATCACGAAAACGGTTGAGGTGCATACCGGATTGGCCCGTGTCGAATGCACGATGAATTTTCAGGGAGAGGTGATGAAACGATGAACCAAGGGCCAAGCAACAAGCACTGGCTGCGAAAACTGCTGCGGCGTGAGCCGCATCAGCTCATATACAACAGTCATGGTGAGCTGTATCTGAGACGCTGGTACGTCATTCCGCGTAACCCGCTGCTGAATGTCTATGTCCACCAATTTATTCACAGTGACGACGATCGCGCGCCACACGACCACCCGTGGTGGTTCGTGTCGTGGGTGCTCAAGGGTCACTACTTCGAGCACACCGACGCTGGCGTGATCCGGCGCGAGCGTTGGTCGTGGGCGTTCCGGCGGGCAGTCCATCGGCACATCGTGAAGCTCGACACCGTTACGGTACAGGATCGATACGAGGATGGATCGTGGGCAAGAAGTGCTAGTCCGCAGGATGTTCCAGCGTGGACGCTGCTCATCACTGGCCGGCGCTTGCGCCAATGGGGATTCTGGTGCCCGACGCGGTACACGGTAGGACTGGAGCCGTATAACCCCGCCGCACGCTTTGTCCCGTGGCAGGACTTCGGCGCTGGTGGGTGCGGTGAGTAGCCCATGCCTGGTACATCACGTGGCCGTGGCCGCGGCCATCGCTATCCCGGTCGCAGCAGTGGGCTACGTCGCGCTGTTCTGGGAGCCACTGTCACGGGCGATCCCGTACTCCAGTGGCATCTGTGCGAGCGGTGCGACAGACCATTCAGACACGTCAACATCAGAGCAAGGCTCTGCTACCTCTGCAACGAATCACAACGAAAGGTGTACGGAGACAGTGAAAACAACCATTGAACGCCTACGCGTCGAACGTGAAGGTGTCGTGAACTACCTGCGAAGCCTCGATGCCGAGATCGAGCGCGAGGAAATGTCAGGCATGCCGGTCGAGCCGAGCGAGCCGTTCGCGGTCGTCGCGTTCATCAAGGTTCGCGAGGACGACCAGCAACCGTTGAACTACGCAGCCATTCGCAACGGCGACAGGTGGGTGCTCACGCAGGACTCACGGTCCAACTACCCGCAGCGCTCGCGCTGCTGGGACGAACTGATGCGGTGGATCGGCCCGGACGAATGGCCGACCGTCCGCGTGTTGGTCGAGAAGCGGGACAGCCCGGTCAGTACCGATCAGATCAACATCCACGTGACTGACTCCATTGGTGGTGCTGGTGGTGGCGGCGGATTCGGTATTGGTGGCCGCCTCAGTGATCAAGCCAAACTCGGTAGGCCCGGCATTCTCTGATGTTCGTTCTGCGAATGTGGTGGCATTCGTTTCGCGGTCATGGCGTACTCGGTGAGTCAACCGGGCGCGGTGACCGCGCGGCGTTTATGTGCTCATGTGGACGCGTATGGGAGCTGTAGTGCGCCCGTGTGGCGCACAATGAGAGGCAATCACAACACATCCGAGGAGTGCCATGGGTTCGGAAACTGAGCTGATCAGCATGATCGAGATGACAATTACCGGGCACTGGCCAGACAAGCAGCAGGACACCGAGGGTGTGTCGACGCTGAGAACGGTTGCCACGGACATCGCCCGCGCCGTCAGCTATGCCGCTTTCCCGCAGCGTGTTCTAAACGGCCCTGGGCCGAGCGAGCCGATCGACTGGGGTGAGGCCATGCGCAGAGGCGGTATCACCGCCGTGGACGAGTCACCCGCCGTCAAGTACGTGCACACCATTCATGCTCCGCAGGCGATCATTGCGCGGCTGCTGGCAGGTGAAGACCTGACGAGGATGACTCGCGAAGAGTTTTTCGACACCCCCGGTGAGTGGACCGCTCTTGGTGTCGATGTTGAGACGGCGCAGCGTTTCGCGGCCATCGGTTCGGCGTCCGAAGACGGTCCGTGGATCTAGTCCGTGACGGCGATGAGTGACGAAAACAATGACGAGACGGTAACGGAACCGCCCGAAGACAATGGCGGCCAAGTCATCTCATTCAAAGAACGCATGCGCGGATTCCGCGGAAGCGACGCCGAACCGCCACCGGCACCGCGGCGCGCGACGCCTGTCGAATTCATCGGTGACGATCGCTACGGCCGCGCGGCGATGGAAAAGGAGCTGGCGATCTTGGCCGCGACACCCGAGGGTGCGCGCAACCAGCAGCTCAACACGTCCTCATTCAGCCTCGCGGGTCTGGTGCGCGCCGGGAGGATCGACGAACAGACGGCCATCAACAACCTGGTGAGCACAGCGCGGGCTATCGGCCTAGCTGAGAGCGAGATCATGCCGACGATCCGGTCGGCGTTCCGCGGCAGTGACGCCAAAGTCGGCGCGCGGCAGGTGCCCGAGCGCGAGGAGATACCGGCCGCGTTCACGATCGACCCGAATGACCCGAGTGACACGGCTGACCCTGCTGATGCGTCGGATGTCGCGGCGGCCGAGATCAGCGACGACGAGGCAGAGCGACTACTGGCGCACCGTAGACGCGTCCAGCAGTCCGCATACGACCTCCGCGTGTCAGACGAAGGCCGAGCGCTCTACGCGGCCCAGCAGGCGCATGAGCTAGGCCAAACCGCGCCAGATCCGGTGTCGCTGACCGACTTCTTGAGCATTCCCGACGAGGACGCTGTCTATCGCATCGGTGAGCTACTGCCGGTCGGTGGCCGCGCGCTACTGGCGGCCCAGTACAAGGCCGGCAAGACGACGATGATGGCCAACCTGCTGCGCTCGCTGGCCGATGGTGTGTCATTCCTCGGGAAGTTCACGACGACTCAGGTTGAGCGGGTCACGGTGATCGATACCGAGCTAGATGAGCGCATGTTTCGCAGATGGTTACGCGCGCAGGGCATTCAGAACACCGAACGTGTGCAGGTGCTCCCGATGAAGGGTCATCTTGCGACGTTCAACATCATCGACCCGAGCACCCGTGCATCCTGGGCGGCCAAGCTACATGGGTCGGATTTCATCATTCTGGACTGCCTACGGCCCTGTCTGGACGCCCTCGGGCTCTCCGAGGACAAGGACGCCGGTAAGTACCTGGTCGCCTGGGATGCGTTCGTGGCCGAGACTGGGGCCGACGAGTCGATCGTGGTCCATCACATGGGCCACAGCGCCGAGCGCAGCCGCGGCGATTCCCGGCTGCTCGATTGGCCGGATGTGCTCTGGAAAATCGTGCGGGAGCAGGCCGAGGAGGGGGAGGACCCGGCAGCCGATGGGGGTAAGCGGTTCTTCTCGGCGCACGGTCGAGACGTGGCAGTGGCCGAAGGTTTGCTGGAGTACCTGCCGGAGACTGGCGGGTTGCTACTGCATGAGGGTGGCCGAGCGGCAACGAAAGCGCGCGACGGGCTGCCGCTGGTGGTGCAGATTCTCTCTGATCCCGAGTTCATCGGCGGCCTTGGCATGCGAGCGCTGACCGCCAAACTGGGCGAGAGCGGTGTCGGTTTCCATGCCGCGCGCAAGATCATCAAGACCGCAATCGAGGAGTCCGTCATTCTCGTCGGTGAGGGTGCCCGTAACGCCAAGGTCATGACATTAAACCCATCTGCGGCGAGGTGGTCATGACGCTGCGCAGATGCTTCGACTGTTTCAGTGTTTCAGCCAGTGAAACAGTCGAGTTGAAACAGTCAGCACGGTGTGTGACTGGCGACTGTTTCAGAAACCCTAAAGGGTTTCTGAACACAGGTCGCGAAACAGTCACCCCGTTCACCGTATGGCTGACCGGCTCGAAACAGTGGATGAAACCCATCCGCGACGTGTTGGGTGGTCTCGCGTTCACGTTGGGTGGCCTCGTCGTGGCATCCACATCAAGCGCTGGGACATCAATCATCAACCGACGTGTGATTGAGCGTCGGGAGTCGAAACAACGCTCCAGGGAGGTTCTGGGATGTCTCACGCAGTGAACCTGTCGCCAGGTGGCGGACTACCCCCGCCGTTCGTGTCCTTGTTCGTGCCGGGTAAGGCAGCGCCCCAAGGGTCCAAACGTCACGTAGGCCGCGGCGTGCTGGTGGAAAGCTCCAAGGACCTCAAGCCGTGGCGGTCTGAGGTCGCATACTTCGCTCAGCGAGCGATGTCCGGTCGGCCTATCTACACCCAGACACCGTTAGCTGTCGAACTCGGTTTCGTCATGCCGCGGCCAACATCGGCGCCCAAAACCAAAACGCCTCCGGCCATCAAACGGCCCGACACCGACAAACTGGAGCGGGCCATTCTGGATGCTCTGACGCATGTCGTCTATGACGACGATTCGGTGATCATCGATCTGCACGGGCGAAAACGAATCGCCGAGATAGGCGAGACGCCCGGCGTATCCATCTTCGTCACCCCGGTGGACGAGGCGGGCTGGAAATGGTAGGCGTGACGTTTGGGGCGCTCCAGCCCGGTCAGTGTGCGCTCTGCGGCAAGGGTTACTCACTGGGTGCGCGAGTGACGTACCGCAGCCACGACGAAGAGCCAGTGCATGTCATCTGTGCGGAGCTGGCCGATGCCGAGTAGAGAATTCGAGGCGGCCTACGAGGGTCACTGTTTCGACTGCGGCGAGATTATCGCAGTCGGTCAGCACGTCGTCTATGACGATGACGGCGATCTGGTGCATGCCGGGTGTTACAACGACCCAACGTCCTTCGACCCCAGCGGCGATGACGAGGTGCGCCCCGTCAAGTTTGTCGAGGTTAAAGAGCGCGCCGACCGAAAACCCTGCGAGTCCTGCCATCTAGTCCATGCCGGTGAGTGTTTCTGATGACCGATCAAGACGTACTGGAGGCCCTGGAGTTCACACCCGATCACGGGCCTTGTGAGTGCGTCAAATGCGGGCTGAACGAAGACCAGCCTGAGCACGAGGGTAGGTGCGGTAAGCCAGCCAAGTATCGCGCCGAGATGCACATGATCGACAAGTGCAACCAGCCGGGGCTTACCCCAAATGGCGGGACGATCTTCTTCGTCTGTGAGCGCTGCATGCTGATCGGCGAGCGCGTCGCGGCGCGGATAGCTGCCGCCAATCAACGGCTGATCAAGGAACGCGACTTCGTGATGATGTGCACCACATGTCAACGGCCACTCAATGATCCACACAACATCATGGAGGTTGAACCACTCGATGAGTGAGATACGCCGATGCAGGGCTGGCCGACTGTGCGACGGCTACGAAGTAGTCGCCGGGCAGCGTCGTGCCGCCGAAGTGAACGGCGACGCTCATCTATGCGAGGCGTGCCAGCTCAAGACGCGAAAACTGATCCGCCGCATGCCCAATGACTGGTGCAAGCTGAAACTGACGATCGGGGAGAAGCGAGCGCGCGGCCAGACCGAGGAAATCAGCCGCAGACCCAAACCCGGATCAAAGGTACTGATCAACGTGGACACCGCCGAGCTGATGAGCGAGATCGTCGATGTCTGCGATCGCTCTACACGGCTGGCACTAGGCAGGGGTGAGCGCAAGCGCTCCCGTGGTGACGTGGTGATCGGACAGTCATCGGCCGACAGATACGACTTCCAGGTGGTGCTCAAAGCCGTTGACGTGGTGACAAAGAACATCGACGTGCTGGCGTCCTCGCAAGAGGGAACCATGTTGGCTCTCAAGGTGTTCGACCTCGGCTATCGCGTCCGCCGACATCTCGGCGAGACACTGTACCGAGAGAAGCAACACCTACCCTGCCCCGTGTGCGGCGAGCTAGCGCTAGTCAAGGAGGTGCAGGACAAACGTCAAAGCGTCAGCTCAGCCAACCAAGAGGAGATCACGCCAGAGGTCATCCGCTGCCTGGCGTGCAACGGTGGGCCCAACCAGGACGGCACATGGACGGAGGCTGAGTATAAGTGGCTCCAGTCGATGGTTCTCACAGATCAGGAGGAGCACGAGATGCTGAAATGGCTACTTGCGGAGGCGGAATGGCAGCGCGACGTATGCGCCTGGCTGGCCGCCGAACGGCAGTGGTACCTAGAGCTGGCGTGCGCCACCACCGGCATGCCGTGGGGACACTTCCTGACCGCGCTGGAGGGTACGGCCGACCGATGAGCACCAACGTCCACGTCTACCGAGAATCGCGCGAGGTTAGGAACAAGCGCATCGCGATCATCGCGATCGACCTACTGACGCGAGTGGTCGCTGGTGACATCGAGGACCCAGCCGCGGCGCTCGCGCGATTCCATCAGGCACGCGTTGATGAGCACGTGTACTGGACGCAGCCGAGCATGATGCCGTACGACCCTGATCAGTGGTTGACGGCCAATGAGATGGCCGAGATCGCTGACGTGCTGCCTAGCACGGTTCAGCAATGGAACTACCGCGGTTACATTACAAGTTCCGAGGCGCACGACGGAACCAAGCTGTACAACGTCGGCGAGGTGAATCGCTACCTCGCACGCAGGCGACCACGCGAAGCCTGATCTATACTGATCAGGCACCTTTCCGCAAAGGTGTCGTTGTTGTGATGGACGAAGGCCCTCGGACCCCTCCGGGGGCCTTCGTTGCGTTTCGGGCGCGCCATCAACTACCAGGCAACACAATGTCCACTACACGTCGTATCATGAGCAACTGACAGACCCATCCCAAAATCAGGTCCAGGCCTTCCGTCGGAGGCGATTTTGAATCCATCAGTGCTGATCAATGGGGTCGAGTTCGTACCGTCCGACACGCCGACGCAATCGCATATCGGCGTCGCGATCACGACGCGGAACCGCCCCGAAGTCCTCGCCACAACACTTGAGCATGTCCGGCGTTTTACGCCGGGTGCGACGGTGGTTGTCGTTGACGACGCATCCACGCCGCCAGGGGTAGGCATCACCTACCGATTCCCCGAGCGTGCCGGGGTCGCCGCGGCCAAGAACAAGTGCATAGAGCTGCTGGTCGACGCTGGCTGTACTGAGCTGTTCCTTCTCGATGATGACTGCTACCCGGTCAAAGAGGGCTGGACCGATCTCTATATCGACAACCCAGAGCCTCACCTGTGCTATCTGTTCAAGACGCTGGACGCGAATGGCAAGCCGGTGGGCACTCCTGAGATCATCTATGAAGATGGTCGGACGCGCGCATTCAGTCACCCCATGGGATGCCTGATCTACATGAATCACAGCGTGATTGAGCGCTGCGGCGGCATGCGGACCATCTTTGGGGTGTGGGGCCATGAGCACGTCGAGTACAGCCTTCGTGTCAACAACACCGGCTTGACCACCAATGCGTTTCAAGATGCCGCAGGCTCGGCTGAGTTCATCTACTCAATGGATGAGCACTGGCACAAGCATCCCGAGTTCAAGCGCAGTGTGAGCGATCGTGAGCGCCAGACGCAGATTGAGCGCAACGATCATCTGCTGGCCGAGCTGCGCGATACAACGCACGGGTTCGTCCCATACCGTCAGCTGGGCAATGAAGTCATCACCACCATGTTGACGAAAGTGGTTGATCCACAGCGTAAGAACGCTTCCAAGTTGGTGTCAGCCGACTTTCAGGTCTGGCGCAAGTCGATCAGAGGTGCGAAGTCGATCATTCTGGCCGACGAACCCTATGAGCACGACGGAGGCGCCGGGGCGTCTGTGGAGTCGGGTCTGAATCCATACCTCCAGCGCTGGATAGTCTGCTATCGCTATCTGCGCGACCACGAGAGCGCGTGGGTATGGATGACCGATGGCACCGACGTTGAGATGTTGCGCGAGCCCTGGGGCTTGATGCGTGAGGGCGCGCTGTACGTCGGGTATGAGCCGACCGTCCTGGACATCCCCTGGATGCGCCAGAACCATCCGCCGTACCAACAGTGGATAGCGGAGAACGGCGGTGCCCAACTGCTCAACGCGGGCGTCGTAGGCGGCGATCACGCGACGCTGCTGGACTTCACAGCGGACATGGTGCGCGAGATCTTCCGCGTGGGCCCAAGCAAGGTCAAGGGCGACATGGCGGCATTCAATTATGTTGCACGGTCGCCCAAGTGGCGCGAGCGGATCGTTTGGGGCAGTCAATGGCTCACCACATTCAAGGCTAACGAACGCAACGACTGGAGCGTCTGGAAGCACAAATGACGACACTCGATGAGATCGCACAGAAGCACGGCACAGACAAGTCATCGCTGAATCACAACTACACGGCGATCTATGAGCCACTGCTAGAACCGCTGCGCGACAAGCCGATAACACTGCTGGAGCTAGGCTGGGGTGGTCACGAGGACCCCGACAGCGGCGGCAACAGCGCGCGCGCCTGGGCCGAGTACTTCACCCATCCTGGCGCCGAGATCATCGTGGTCGAGCTGGAGTCCAAGAACGTAAGACCAGAAGACGACGAGCGAATCACCCTCTGGCAGGGCTCGCAGGACGATCAGGCGATGATCGATCAGATCGCAGCGGTGTACGGCCCGTTCGATGTGATCATTGATGACGCAAGTCATCTGTCGTCCAAGACGATTCGCTCATTCGAGCTGCTGTTTCGCCATGTGACACCAGGCGGCATCTACGTCGTGGAGGACACGCACGCGTCCTACCATGAGCACTACTACGGGTCGATGGAAGCCAACGAGGACCCCGAGAAGCGCAGACGTGATGGTGAGTTCACCATGATGCAGTTCTTTCAGCGGTTGACCGATGAGGTCAACTACCGCGGGCGCACAGAGCTTGACCTGTTTCCCTCGCGATACGCCTGGAACGTGCCCGTTGAGTCCATCGCGTTCTACTTCAACATGCTGGTTGCGAAGCGGCGATGAACGTCCAAATTGGGGTTGTCGCGCATCAGGATCGAATACTTCAGGCCGAGGACATGATCGGGGCTGTTGACGCGAACGTGGTCGCGTATGACGATGGCGATCTCGGTTGCGAGGGTAACCATCGTCGTGTGTGGTCGATGCTGACCGCGTATGACTCTGACTGGAGTGTCGTACTCGAAGACGACGCGCAGCCTGTCGAGGGCTTTCGCGCACAACTGGAATCAGCTTTGGCGGTTGCGCCTACGCCGATCGTCTCGCTGTATCTGGGCAAGGGGAGACCCGAGTTCGCGCAGGCCAGCATCCGCACGATCGCTCGCGCGCTGTCACCGGAGGAGCCGGCCGCCCCGTGCTGGCTCACTGGCCATGTACTGCTGCACGCCGTAGGTGTGGCCCTCCGTACACCGCTGGTGCGGAGCATGCTGGAGCATCTGGCACAGCCTCCCGCAGTGTTCATGGCACAGGACCACGCGATAGAGCACTGGGCCAACGCAGCAGGGCATCGCATCGGATATACCTGGCCCAGCTTGGTGAATCATGCTGATACACCAACGGTTATCGATGAGCATCCCGATGGTGTACCCCGTGGGCCACGCATAGTTGACGGGGCCATAGTGGTGACCCCACGTAGGGGGTGGCGGGTTGGTGCACGCGAGCATTGGTCGAGCGATGAGGTCAAGCTGGCCTTGAGGAGACCGCATGTACATCGCTGATCCGTATCCCTCTGATCATGGTGGATCATCCGAGTTCGCAGGTGGTGGCAGGCAGCGGGTGTACATCACTGCTGACCACACTGTGCTGATAGATGGCGTGCAGGTGCCGGGTCTCATTGCCGAGGGTGGGGTGACGGTACACCGAGGTAGTACCGATACCAACACGCTCAACACCTTGACCTTCACACTCTTGGTCTCAGACATAGAGATCGATGACGTTGTGGTTGAGGACGTTACGGTGCTCGAACAAGTCACCGAAGACATCAACGACGCATCACAAGACTGAGATGGTGTGGGCGGGTGACGGTCGAGGCACTGGGACCAACGTTCCGGCGTCTGTACGGCGCGCTGTGCGCATCAGAGACAACGATGAGTGCCAGTTGCGCTACGACGGATGCACGGGCGTCTACGAAGAGCTGGACCACAAAGACGGTGTGACCCAACGGGGCATCGATAGGCGCATGACCCTCACCGTGAGTGAACTCCAGTGCGTATGCAGCCCATGCCACAAGAAGAAGACGGCTAAGCAAGCGGCTCAAGGTCGTTCCCGCAAGCGGTACCGGGACCCAGAGCCACACCCAGGACGGAACCGATAGCCCACGCGGGCATCGGAGGCTGGGGAGGGGAACCCCCTGGGGCCCCGGAAATCCCCGGTTGGCATAGGCGCTGGGGCTCCGCCTGGGTCTGGGCCTTTTCGACCCCAGCTGAAAACATGCAGAAAAACCGCAGTTCAGGCACTGTTTCGTGAGTGTTTCAGTGCCAGCCCTGACCGAAACGGTCGCGCGAAACGCGCACAGAAAGAGCAGGCACACATGGCTGGAATAGGCCCGCGTCCCAAGGACCCGGATCGGCTCGCAGGACACGGCGCGCGCCGCGGTCGCGACAACATAATGCGCATCATCCCCGCTAAGCCTGTTGAACAGCCTCCGCTACCGCAGTTCGACCTTGAGGTCAGCGTTGACGGTCAGATAGTCGCCCAACAGTTCAAGTGGCCCGCGCGGACGGTCGAGTGGTGGCAGATGTGGAAGGAATCGCCGCTGTCGAAGGAGTTCACTTCGACGGACTGGTCAGAACTGCTTGATACCGCGGTGCTGCACGCCCGGTACTGGACTGGCGACGTGAAAGTGGCCGCCGAACTGCGGTTGCGCGTTGCCAAATTCGGCGCGACACCGGAAGACCGCGCTCGTCTGCGTATTCAGTTCGCCGCGGCCAATGAGGCCGACAAGAGGGCTATCCAGCCGAGCGGGAAGTCCGATGGCGGGTCCAAAGGGCGGTACGGGCCGCTGGGGTCGACGGGCTAATTGCCCTGGAAGCCAACGGTCCCCGGTGAGCGTCCCACGCTCGGCTGGGCCGTACTCGACTGGATAACCGAGTACCTCCCAGTCGTTGACGGCCCCAGCTTGGGTGAGCCGCTGATCTTCACGCCGGAACAGGCGCATTTCGTCGCCCGGCTCTATGAAGTGGACCCGCTGTTCAAGCCTGGGACCTCGATCGTCGGCCGAGCGATGAATAACGGCCGGCTGATCCGCCGCGCGGTGCTTTCCCGGCCCAAGGGTTGGGGTAAGTCGCCGCTGGTGGCCGCGCTGTGCATCGTCGAGGCAATCGGCGATGTGGTCATGGACGGCTGGGACGCTGATGGCCAGCCCGTAGGCCGCCCCTGGGTCGATCTCGGCATCAAGCCGAAGGTCCAGATCATCGCCGTCTCAGAGGATCAGACCGCCAACACCTGGGACCCATGCCTAGACATGGTGCGCAGCAGCGATCGGCTGCTCGATGACTACGACGTTGACCCGATGGAAACCTTCATCACCGTTCCGCGCGGCCGAATCGAGGCCGTCACGTCGGCCGGAATCAGTCGCGAAGGTTTCCGGCCCGTCTTCACCGCAATGGATCAGACTGAGAGCTGGACCGAGACCAACGGCGGGCTGCGGCTCGCCGGGACCATCCGCCGGAACCTCGGTAAGGTCAACGGCTGCTCTGTCGAGACCCCAAACGCGTTTCTACCTGGTGAGAACACCGTCGCCGAACGTTCGTGGAAGACATACCAGGCGCAGCTCATTCGTGCCGAGCGCCCACAAGGTGAGGGCCGCGTGCCTGGTGGCCTCTACTACGACCACCGCGAAGCGCCACCGGAAACTGATCCGTCCGACTACGACTCGCTGCGCGAGGGGTTGCGGGTGTCGTACGGCGAGTCAGCCGATGACAACGGCGGATGGGTCAACCTTGATCGGATCATCCAGGAATATTGGGATGACGACACCGACCCGCAGGACGCGCGTCGGTACTACCTGAATCAGATCACTCACGCCTCGGACCAGTGGATCAGCCAGATCGAGTGGAGTGCGATTCGCGTTGGCGACGAGAACAAGCCAGACCTAAACCCCATCAAGCCAGGCGACTTCATCGCGGTTGGGTTCGACGGCTCACGCGGCCGTCAGCGCGGAAAAGCTGACGCCACAGCGCTGATCGGATGCCGCATTCACGATGGCCGACTGTTCACAATCGGCATCTGGCAGGCCGAGAAACACGAAAAGAACTGGGTGCCACCGGTTCACGAGGTGGACGCCGCGGTGCGCAAGACGTTCGCAGATTTCCGGGTTATCGCGTTCAACGCTGACCCAACAGGCTGGACTGAGCAGGTAGTGGCCTGGGAAAAGGACTTCGGGCGACGGCTCAAGGTCAAGTGCTCCGTCAAGAACCCGATGATGGCCTGGCCGAAGGGCAAGGGCATCAACGTAGTCGAGCATGTTGAGATATTTCGTCACGCCGTCGTTACGTCGGGCCAGGACGCCGGCGCGGAGGACTCCGTCATCACGATCAGCCACGGCGGTGACCTCGCGCTGACGCAACACATTCTCAACGCGCGAAAACGGGCCGCCAGCCGCGGGTACCTGATCCACAAGGCATATCCAGAGTCTCCCAACAAGATTGACGCCGCATATGCGGCAGTCATGGCGTACAAGGGACGGCTCGACTGCTACGCCCAAGGTATCGGCGTACGCGTCAACTCATCTAGCCAGGGAAGGATGGTAGTGCTCGGATGACCACTGCAATCGCGCTGCCGTCGCTCCAGCTGTCGAAGGACGAACAAGCCGTACTGATGGATCTGACTACTCAGCTCCAGAAGCACCAGGGCGAAAACCTGATCAAAGAGCAGTACTACGAGGCTAAGCGCCGAATGGAAGATCTCAAGATCGCCATTCCTCCAACACTTTCCAATCTGATGTGCTGCGTAGGCTGGCCCGCCGTCGCTGTTGACAGTCTAGTTGAGCGGCTGAACTTTGAGGGCTGGTCATACGAGGGTGACGGCGAGGATCGCGACCCGCTGGGGCTCGATGAGATCTTCCTGGAGAACGATCTCGATGTCGAGTCGGATGTTAACCACACAGACGGTCTGATGTACGGAACCTCTTTTGTGGCAGTATCTTCCGGGCTAGACGATGAGCCGGAAGTGGTCGTGACGGTTGAGTCGCCGCGGAACATGACCGCCATCTACGACCCTCGTACGCGGCGCGCTACCTCGGCGTTCCTCCAGATCGTTGATCGCGAGCTGCGGTTGGTAGGCGGGCGGCTGATTCTGCCCAACGAAATCATTTCTCTGGAATGCGTTCCCATGGAACTCGGCGCGGCGGGTGTGGGAAACATGCGAGTGGTCGACCGTAACAAGCACAACCTAGAGCGCGTGCTGGTCGCCCAGATGATCAACCGGCCACGGTCGGGTGCGCGCGGCCGCAATGGACACTCTGAAATCACCGAAACACTTATCTCGCATACGCAGTCGGGCATGCGGACGCTAGCCAATATGGAAGTAGCGCGCGAGTACCTGGCATCGCCTCAGCGCGCGGTGCTCGGTGCGAAGGAATCATTCTTCGTCGGGGAGGACGGCAAGCCGGTCCCGGCGTGGAAATCCTATATCGGCCGCATGATCGCACTGGAGCGTGACGAGTATGGCGAGATCCCTGACATCAAGGAATTCAAGGGCGCCAGCCTGGAATCGTTCTTCGGTCAGATGCGCACACTGAGCCAGCTCGTATCCTCTGAAATTGCTGTCCCTGCAAACTATTTGGGATTTGAGACAGACAACCCGCCATCTGCCGACGCGATCCGGTCACTAGAGGGTCGCCACGTCAAACGCGCGGAGCAGCGCCAGAAGACTTTTGGCCGCGGCTGGTCGGAGACCGCGCGGCTGTGCGTGATGGTGCGTGAAGGCAAGAAGTTCAACGAACTACCCGACGAGATTCGCAAGGTACGCCCCCAGTGGCGCGACGCCGCAACGCCGACCTTCGCGGCAACATCCGACGCGGTGACCAAGCTCATCGACAAGGGCGTTTACACACCGACATCGCGCGTCACCCGCGACAAGCTGGGAATTAGTCGGGCTGATCAGCGACAGATGGAGATTGACGATAAGAAGACGACGGTCACGAACCTCGTCGCGTCGGTCCGTCAAGGTGTCGAGAATGCACGCCAGGACAGCCAGGTAGCGTCCCTGGCTGACCGTAGAGCGGCATCTGTTGGCCAGCCTGGTTGAGCAGGCTCAAGCGCTCCAGAGCGTCCTGGGCGACCTTTCTACGCTATCCACCAAAGACCTTGTGAGCCTGTACAAGAAGCTCGAAGGCGACGGCGCTACCGGTGCCGACTTGCTGGACGCGTTCAAGGCCGTGTTCCCCGAGGTTGTACAGCCTTACGTCGAGGCCGCATCCGAAGTGGCGAATCAGTGGTACGGGGAGCTGGCACCCGATGAGCCGTACACACCGAAAGCGGTCGCCGCGATCGACGCGGTGCCACTAGACCGCATGATGAACTCTCTGGAGTGGGCGTTTCGCGCCGCTGGCACCGCTCACCCGCTGACAAGACTGACCGGTTCGGCGCAGCGCATGGTGTTCGACGGTGCTCGCGCGACGATTCTGCACAACGCTGACGCCGAGAATGTCAAGTACTCGCGCCTGGCGTCGCCGGGTGCGTGCGAGTTCTGTCGAGTGATGGCCACGCGTGGAGCGGTCTACCGCAGCGCTCACGCGGCGCAGGCGGGCCATGACAACTGCCATTGCGTGCCGGCTGTTGCCCGCGGAAAGCTCAAATTCCAGCGTCCGGGGTACTACCAGGACTGGGATGCCGAGTACATCGAGACGGTCAAACAGCTCGAAGCTGAGCAGATCAAGCCGACGCTCAACGCGGTCCTGTCGAAAATGCGGGCCAACGAACTGGCCGCGTCAGACAGCGGGCCAACACTGGTAGCGATGTCTACCAAGAAGTCACCGGCATCGGCGGACCTCGCAAAGTGGCTTGATGCTGAGAAACAGCACCAGGCGGACGTGGCCGCTTGGCTGGACGCCGAGAAGGTAGTCACGAAGAAGAAGGCCAAGGCCGCGGCGCAGGCGAAGTACGTCGCCAAGAAGAAGGCCACCGCCGAGTGGCTGGCGGCTGAGCAGCAGTACCAGACAGATGTAACGACGTGGCTCGCGGCTGAGAAGGACTTCACCAAGAAAAAGGCCAAGGCCGCAGCGCAGGCGAAGTATGTCGCGAACAAGAAGGCGACTGTCGCCTGGCTTAAGGCCGAGCAGATCTACATCGAGCAGCAGGCCCCACTTGCGACCGCTGCGGCAGCGGCCAAGGCATCCGCGAAGATCACCGCGATGGCGAACGCGGCCGCGAACGTCGATCTCAAGAAAGCGGCCAAGGCACTCGCGGCGGCCAAGCATGCGGCCAAAAAGAAGGGCGACACTGCCAAGTACAACGTACTGGCCAAGATGACGCCCACGGAATACGTGCAATCCAAGGGTGGCAACGCATCCAAGGCCGCGACGACGGCCACCGCCAAGGTCACCACACCGGAGACCGCGCCGACCGCCGGAGTCGGCACTGTATCCACCGCGACCAAGCCCAAGGTTGTCGTCGGCGAGCTGACAGATTCGCCGAACGTGCTCGCCAGCACCGGTCAGGTACTCGGCACGCACGGCGCCACGGTGTACACCGACTCACAGTCTCAGAAGTGGTTGGTCAAGGGGCCCAAGAACCCGAATGATCAATTCCTGGTCACGCTGGATGCGGCATCTGCTGAGCTGCAAGCGAAGTCGGGCTTGACGACACCGGCGATGTACATCATGACGGTAGGTGGTAAGCGTCAGTCCGTTCAGTACATGTTCCCCGGAAGTAAGAGTGCCTTTCCTTCTGGGGTTGACCTGTCCACAATCAGTGAACCTGATCTGTTGACGATCCAGAAGCATCACGCGCTCGACTGGCTGATGGGTAATCACGACAGCCATGCTGGGCAGTTCATCCGTACTGGTAGCGGTGAGATCGTCGGAATCGACAAGGGTCAAGCCTTCAAGTATTTCACCGGCGACAAGCTGGACTGGAACTATCACCCCAACGTCAAGCACGGCACGCCAGAACCCATTTACAACACGCTGTTTCGGCAGTACGCCGAAGGCAAGCCCGGTCAGTTGCTCAATCCCTCGGGCGGCGAGCTAGCGGACTACATCCAAGGTTTACAGGCGATTCCAGACAAAGAGATTCGCAACCTATTTCGGCCCTACGCCGAGGGTGCGGTCAAACAGGGGAAGCTGTTGGTCGAGGCCAACGGTAGCACTCCAACGAACAATGTTGACGCGTTCCTAGACGCAGTTGTTGCCAGAAAGAACAGTCTCGGAACCGATCTGAGCGCCTACTACGTCAAGGCTGTCGAAAAGCGTCTGACGAAGACCAAAGTCAAAGGTGAGGTCATCACCGTGCCGCCAGGGATGAGCATCTCCCAGGGTGACATCCTGCTGCCGACACCATCAGCGACGACGACGGTTCTGTTGCCGTCTGCTGATGTGCTCAAGAAGGCAGGCAAAGCACTCGCATCCGCGAAGTATCTAGCGAAAAAGAAGGGCGATACAGCCAAGTTCGCCGAGCTGTCGAAGTTGTCACCCGCTCAATACTTGCAGACCAAGAGCGGTGATGGCCTCGTGCCCACGGCCGCTACCGAGTCACCCACGGGTTCTGCGACCACTATTCAAATTGCCAAGTGGCAAAAGGAATTTCTCCAGAAGTTCGGCTCCAGCGGGTTCTTCCAGCCTGTCAAGTCGATGGCGGTCGAGAAGGGTATCAAGCTTTCGGAGGCAATCCCAGAGTTCGATAAAGAGTTCGGAATCAACGCCTTGACCGTGGATCAGATGGTCAACCTGATGGGCTATTACGGCGCGGCCGTCCAGAGCAAGTGGATCAACAAGTATGGCGATCTGCTCGGCGATGACGTAGCCACAAAGGTGTGGGACAAGCTCAAGGCGCAGGGCAAGTCCACACTCATAGAACCGCCGAAACCTGTTGCCATCAAGCCGGGTACGAAGTACACACCCGAGCATGAGCAGCCCGTAGCCGAAATCGCCAAGCTGGGTAAGGCTGTCATCGCCAACCCGAAAGCACCGGTTGGATCTGCGGACAACCCGCACATATTCGACGCGAGCGGTAAGACGGCGGAGTGGCAGCAGTTCGGATCGCTGATGTCGCCGCAAGACCAGGCATCCTGGAAGGCCAATCAGTACAGCGCCATCAAGTCCTACACCGGCAGCGGCTATAGCACCATGAACGCGCACGCGCGCGAAGACAAGGTGCCCTCAGCCAAGACGAAGGCGCTCGATTCAGCGTTTTATGAGCACAAGCCTTTCGAGGAGCACATCGTGCTCAGCCGCGGTACGCACGCTGTTGAGTTCAACGACGAGAACAGTTTGGGAATGAAGTTCAACTTTGCCGACAGCACCGATGTTGACGCGCTCAAGGTGCTGGAGGGTGAGACGTACGTGTCCAAGTCCTTCCTGTCCACGTCGATCACCACGGTGCCGGCATTCAGCAACCCGGTCCGCGTGCTGTACAAAATGAGACCCGGCCAGCGAGGCATTTTCGTCTCAGGCACGCCAGACGGGGCGAACCAACTGACCTCCGTGGGAACACATGAGCGCGAGGTTATCCTTCCCCGTAACCAGAAGATGAAGGTGCTCGAAGTACGGAAGTCGACCGGGACGCATTCCAAGGTTGACGTGATCGTGGAGGTGGTGGATCAACCTGTCTAACCCCATCCCCACACGCTGGTTGCCCAACGGCGTATACGACATCATCAGCGCCGAGCTAGGCGCGTTCTATGACCGGCCGGATTATCCCGGTGCGCGCGCTGGCGCTGGGCGCTACGTGGATCTTTTCCAAGACCCAGAACTGGAACACCCAATCGGGCGACTCTGGACCAATGACAAAGACGCCTGCGGCCTGCTGCATGTGGCAGACGGCGACGAAGTGCTGTACGCCTACGTTGCGCTATCAATTCGGCGCGAATTTGATGGTGGCGAATCTGCTACGGATACCTTTGACTTCATCCGCGGCGAGTGGCAAGAAGACGGCACACTCACGACAGTCGATCTTGCAGACATCGAAGACTCTTCGATCGAACTTAATGCCAATATATAGCTCTTAGAACAGAGTTCGGCCCCTAACAAATAGTTAGGGGCCTTTTTCATGCCCGAATTAGCTGTGTAACAGGCAATTCGGGCATCTCACACTTCCGCTCACACCCGAGCGGATCGCCCGAAACGGGCGCCCCCTCTATGCGAAACGCAGGAGAGATCTCGCATGTCAGAAGAAGCCGGAACCCCCACGCCCAACTCGATGCCCGGAGCGGCCGAGGCCGCGGCTGGTCAGCAGCCAGACGCGACGGGGGAGAGCATCGACGAGCTGGAAACTTCGTATGACGAACAGCTCGCGGCGCTAGAGAGCGAACGCGACCAGTGGCGCGACCAGGCGCGTAAGAACGAGGCTCGCGCAAAGACCAACGCGGCCAAGGCGAAGGAACATGATCAGCACTTCGCCGAGTACAAGGCCGCGTTCGATCGCGAACAGCAGAAGAAGGAAAGCGAGAAGACACCCGATCAGCGTGTGCTAGATCAGGCGGCTCAGGATCGGGCTCGCGCCGAGAAGGCCGAGGCTGACAAGGCTGAGGCAGACGCTCGCCTTCTGAGATACCAACTGGCCGACGGTATTCCGCCGTTCGCGCTGCCACTGATCACGGCGACTTCTGAGGAAGAGATCACTGCCGAGGTCGAGGACCTAAAGGCCAAGCTGGCTGCCTACGTCACTGAGGTGACCAATAGCCAGTCCCGCAGGCCAGCTCCCGATCCGGCGTTTGGGCGGGGCGGTGCCGCTGGAGCAACTCCAGAAGAGCAATTCGCCGCAGCGCTCAGAGGCGTTATTTAGCAACCACTTTCATTTGAAAGGAGGTCACACCAAATGGCTGGTGTGGACATCAACCGGACTACAAACGGGGTGCTTCTGCCCCCGGCTGTGTCCCAGCAGATCTGGCAGAACGTCCAGCAGGCTTCGATCATTCAGCAGCTCGTGCCGCAGATTGATCTGCCCGCTGGTGGTCTGTCCATCCCGATTATCACGGGAGATCCCCAGGCCGAGTGGGTCGATGAGACCGACGAGAAGCCGGTTAGCCGTGGATCGCTGAGTTCCAAGAACATCAAGGGCTACACGCTTGCCGTGATCGTCCCGTTCTCGAACCAGTTCAAGCGCGACCTTCCGGGCCTGTACAACGCCCTGGTCAGTCGCCTTCCGCGTGTCCTGGCCAAGAAGTTCGACCGTACGTGCTTGGGGTTCGATCCCTCGCCCGGTACCGGATTCGACACTCTCGCGGCTGCGCCGACCGCTTCGATCGCAACCAACGTTTACGACGGCTACGTCGATGCGTTGGAATCGGTTGCCGCGGTCGAGGGCTCAGACGTAGAGCGTTGGGTTCTCACCTCTCAGGCCGAGATCGCAGCGCTCGGCGCCAAGGACACGATGGGCCGCCCGATCTTCATCGACTCGGTCACCCGTGAGGGCCGGGTTGAGCGTGAGATTCTGGCGCGCCCCGTCTCCAAGACCCCGCATGCCTACAAGGCCGGTTCGCCGTCCACCGTGGGCTTCGGTGGCGAGTGGTCCACGGCGATGTGGGGCTACGTGGAGGGCCTGTCCATCGACATCTCCAGCCAGGCGAGCCTGACTGATGGTGCCGAAACGCTGAACCTGTGGCAGCGCAACATGTTCGCTGTCCGCGTGGAGTTCGAGGTTGGTTTCGCCGTTCGCGACGTGAACCGCTTCGTCCGCATCACGGGCGCGAACGCCGCATCGGGTAGCTAGGGCAGAAGGGAGCGGACAGTGGCCGCCGTCGCAATCACCAGAGGCGAGATTCAGGCACATCTACCGGGTGCGCCCGACGAAGTGGTTGATCGTCTCATCGCTGGCACGATTGCGCGCGCGGCCCTGTTCGCGCCCTGCATCACATCCGTCGATTTCCCCACCGAGAAGGCGGCCGCTGCAAAAGACATCCTGATCGATGTCATCGTGCGTGCCGCCGAATCGGGGAGTGGCGTCCAGAGCAACATCATGGCTGGCCCTTATCAGGTCAGCTCAGATACTTCAAAACCGAGACGCCGTCGCTTTGAGACCGACGAGATACGCGATCTCAAGGCACTGTGTGGCATCAAGTCGGGCGGTGCGTTCACCATCACGCCGACATACGACGCGACCGACGCATATACCGAGGATGTGACCCCGGCGTGACGATCGTCGCAACCATTCCCACCAATCTGCTGGGCGCGCTGCACCGCTACAACCCGATCGCGGTCAACGCGGAGAATGCGCCAGTTCGCACGTGGACGCCACCGAAGGATCAGCGCGGAGTCTTGTTCTGGTTTCAGGCGGCCGCGCCCCCTGGCGGCGCTGGTGACCCGGAATACATCAAGGATCGATCCGTCGATCGGGTTGAACTGTATATCCCACCCGTGCTTATCGACATCGACGGCAATGCAATGGACGACCCCGGCGCGATGGACGTAATCGACCTCCCCGACAGGAACTCATTGCGAGGCGTGCGGCCCGGACGCGCTGGCCTTCTGCAAGCGCTCGATGACGACCGAATCGTCTGGAACCGCTACGAGGTTCAAGGCTGGCCCCGCGACTACACCAACGGTTTTCACCTATGGCAACCAGGCAAGGTTATCGATCTAGAAAGGGTCACCTAATGTTCCGCGTTCATCTCAAAAACGCTGACCCTGTGGATTTTCCCGAAGGGGGTAAAACCGAATGGGAGACCGAAGAGGTCACCAATAATCTGGTGGTCAGCACCGAGACACGGGTCGCCATCTTCAACGGTGATCAGTGGACGCATCTTGTTGAGGATCGCGACATCGATGGCGAGTAGCCGGATTCGCATCCAGCACAAGGTAAACGGCTACTACAAGATTCGTGCAGCTCCCGGCGTCAAGGGCGACCTTGAGCGCCGCGCTGCCGGGATCGCCGCGGCGGCGAACGCCGAGTCCGGCACGGGCGGATTCAAAACCAGCAGCATGCAGGGCGTCAAGCGTCCACAAGGTCGCTGGCGTACGACCGTAATTCCGACGACATTCAAGGCCATTCGGCACAATGCTCGACACAATACTTTGGTGAAGCGGCTCCATGGCTGAGCTGATAGTTCCCAAACCATCTGTAGCACTAGCGGTTCAGGCATTGACCGCAGGGCTACCACAAGCTGGCCTAACCAGTGTCTTCGTTTCTTCCAAGAAACCGGGCACGGCGACGGGTCACCGCATCCTGCCCGGCAAGTTCATCCGCGTAACGCGACTGAACTCGGGAGGGATGCTCAATCGCGTTACCGACCAGGCACATCTGCTGATCGAGTGCTGGGACGATAGCGGAGAAGGGGAGAAGCTGGCCAACGCAGCGCGTGGGGTGTTGCGCGCTGCCAGTGGCCAAACGATCGCTGGCGGATTCGTTCGTTGTGCCGGTGACGATAACGGGCCCGTGGAATTTCCCGATCCCGACGTGCCGAGTCACGACCGCTATCAGTTCACGGTCGACCTGCTCATCTCCACCAACTAGCCCGAAACGGGTGCCCCTCAGGTCCGGTCCAAGTTCCGACCACTTCTCAGTAGAAGGGGACCAATTATGGCCAATTCCAAGAACATCTGGGCGGCAACTCTTCACGAGGATGGCGGTAGCTTCTACCGCGCTCCTCTGGGAACCCCGCTGCCTGATGACGCCCTTGATGCGCTTGACGCTGCATTCAAGGACCACGGCTGGATGGGTGACGACGGGTTCAAGGTGAGCCCCAAGCGTGACACCACCAAGCACAAGGCGTTTGGTGGGTCCACGGTCAAGACGACCCAGGACAACTACGAATGCACTGTCACCGCAACGATCTACGAGCAGAACATCGTGACGCTCAAGACCGTTTTCGGTGATGACAACGTGACCGTGAGCTACGCGAGTGGTCACGCCAAGTACCGCGTCGAATGGTCGGATGCTCAGCTGCCCCGCAGCTCTTTCATCCAGCGCTACATCGACGGACGGAAGACCGCGCTCAATGTGATCGAAGAAGGTCAGATCGTAGAGATCGAGGACATCGAGTATGTCCACGATCAACTGGTCAAGTTCACGGTCAACATCGACGTGTACAAGCCGGAATCTGGTAACCCCGGCGTCTACTCGCTGATCGACGATCCCGACGCCACTGGCTCGGGCTCCTAGATCGAAAGTCTCACCCCGGCAATGGTTGTACCCCTGGACCGGACCGCCCTTGCCGGGGTGGGGCCGTCCGGTCAACATCTCTCAAATTGAAAGGTTCGGTCCATCATGGCATTTCGTATCACCCCCGCATCTGAGGCAAAGGTCGAATTTGAGGTGCCTATGAAAGACGGCTCCGTGCTGGCTTTCGCATTGCCGCACATGAACTTCATGGACGAAGACCTAGCCCGAAAGATGAAGAAAAACCTCACCGCGCTAGACGCGCCCGTTCCAGTGCTGGATGCCGAGGGTAACCCGATTCTTGATGAAGAGGGCAACCCGGAGACCGAGGTGCCGCGCCGGACCATGCACGAGACCACCCGAGACTCGGCCCGAGCCATGCTCAGTGCGGTACTGGATGAGTCGCTGTGCGACCGGCTGATGACGCTCACGGTCGGCGAGCTGGATCAGATTCTTGCCCACTGGGCCAAGGAGTCTCAGAAGCCAGTCGGACTGGATGGCCAGACCCGCGACAACGGCGAGCCTGGCGTCAGCTTGGGGGAATCTTCCGCCTCCTCGAACTCCTAGACGAGTGGGGGGAGGCGATCCAAGCCGACCTAATGGATCGCCAGCTTCACCGTCGTGATATCGGCTCACTGCTGATGTCCTGGCAGGAATTGCGTGTGTTCCTGGAGAACTTGGGCACCAACTCCGCGCTGTTCCGTGCACGTCATCCGCGCACGTGGGCATGGGACCTGAACGTAGATCTACTGTGCGCCATCCTTTTCACGCTTCAAGGCGCGAACTGGCAGCGCGCGGGCGGCCGAGGTTCCAAGCCCAAACAGATCAAGAGGCCCAGCGACGAAGGGCCGTCGATCGATCCGAATATCCCTATGGCCGTGCGTAAACAGCGGCACGACGACGAGATCGCCCGTCGTCGTGCGGTGCGAGACAAGAGGCGTGGCAGGAAATCACAGATGATCCCGAGAGGAGTGAGCGTTGGCTAAAGGCGTAGAGCTGGCTGTTGGATACGTCTCGCTCGTGGCAGAGACTCGCGATCTGCAAAAGGGTGTCACTCGCGCACTGAATGCCGCTGGAAACGACGCTGACGCCATCGGCCGGCGCATGGGGCGCGATCTAGGACAGGGGGCGTTCACGTCGTTCGGCGACATCATGAAGAAGGGTCTCGCTACTGCGGGCATCGCGGGCGGCCTTGCGTCGATCACCGCTGGATTCACCGCCGCCGTCAAGTCGGGGACTGAGTTCCAGCGGAATTTGAACACCCTTCAGGGCGCATCGAACGCATCGGCGGCCGAGATGGCCCAGATCAGCGCCAGGGCTCGCGAGCTTGGTAGGGACGTGACACTGACTGGCACCTCGGCGCAGGATGCCGCAGCCGCAATGACCGAGTTGGTGAAGGGTGGCCTGAACGTAAGGCAGGCGATGGACGCCGCACGCGGGACTCTCCAACTCGCCACGGCCGCACAAGTGGACGCCGCAACTGCTGCCGAAATTCAGGCTCGCACTCTCAACACCTTCGGCCTTGGTGCGGAGTCCGCGGCCATGGTCGCCGACAACCTCTCGAATGCCGCCGCCGCAGCAAGCGGTGAAATCACCGATGTCGCCTACGCAATGCAGGCTGGCGGCGCAGTCGCATCCAACTTCGGGCTGTCCGTCGAAGATACGACCACCGCACTGGCGCTGTTTGCCAAGAACGGCATCATCGGCAGTGACGCCGGAACGATGCTCAAGGCATCACTGCTGGCCATCACCGATTCGAGTAAGCCCGCTCAGGGTGCGATCGAAGAGTTGGGTCTGACTCTATACGACCAGCAGGGGCGCTTTGTCGGCATCCGCTCGATGATGGACCAGCTCAATCAGGCCGCAAAGCGGATGACGCCGGAGATGTTCCAATCCGCGACCACAACACTCTACGGCTCGGACGCTGCCCGTATCGCCGGTATCGCAGCTCGGACGAGCGGCAAAGACTTCGATGTGATGCGGGAGGCTGTCACCAAACAAGGGGGCGCGGCACGTCTGGCCTCTGCTCAGCTCACGGGTCTACCGGGAGTCTTTGAACGTCTGTCGAATACGGTCGATGACGCCAAGCTTCAGTTGTCAGATCTGGTTGATGGTCCGCTCATGCAGGTCGGCAACTGGGTCAACACGACGCTTGGCGATCTCCTAGATGCACTCAAGGGCGACACCAGTAGTGGCGTCTTTTCAGACATAACCAAAGAGGTCAAACAGGCATGGCCGGACATTCAGAAGTTCGGCAAGGCGCTCGGTGAGGTTCTCCAAACGCTTGGCAGCGCGGCGTGGACCGGCTTCGTAGAAGCGCTGAAAGTCGCCGGTGACGTTATAGGATTCGTTGCGCCGCTTCTAAGTACGGTTGCAAGTGCGCTCGACGGTCAAGAGTCGTTGGTTACCGCGGTCGCGGTGGCATGGGCTTCATGGAAGTTCATCCCCGCACTTCTAGACAGGCTACCGGGTCCGCTGGGTAACCTGCGGCAGACCCTACCCGGTGTTGTCACCGGCATGCGTGGATTCCGCGAAGAGATGCAGTTACAGCGCAGTCTTGGGGCCGCGCAGGGTGTCCAGTTGAATGGCATGAACGCAGCTCTTGCCACCATGCAGGCGCGGTATTCGGTACTTGGTCGCATGGGTGAGGCGTACCGCTCAGGTGTCGATGGTGCCGAACGGTTCGGGCGTACAGCAGGTGTGGCACGTGCAGCGACCGCTGGCTTATCCACCGCGGCAGGCGGTCTCATGTCAGCACTCGGTGGACCGTGGGGGTTGGCACTTGGCGGTGCATCAGTCGCACTGGGCCTACTCGCCGCGAAGCACCAAGAGGCTGCCGACAAGGCTGCTCAACAGCGTCAGGAAGAGGAAGCGCTTCGCGCCACACTTGACAAATCGACAGGTCGAATCACCGAGCAGACGCGTGAACAGGTCGCGACCAAGTTTCAGGAAATCAACACCGATCAGCGCGCACGCAGCTACGGCCTAGATCCCACCCAACTACTCGATGCAGCACTGGGAACTGGCGATCCCAACGCGTACAACGACATCCGCAAGAGAGCTGCCGATATCATCGGTGAGCAGGTCAGCGACAAGGGGCTGCGAACCAGAAGCGCGATGATCGACATCCGCAACGCGGGTATCAGCAATGAAGAACTGACGCAGGCACTTCTACGCGAGGGCACCGCGTGGGATGACGTTAACAAGAAGCTCAGTGACTATCAGTCAAACCAGAAGAGCATCAACAAGGACTACCAAAAAGGTGTTGAGGGCCTTCAGGGCTTCATAGACATCATGCCCGATGTGCGCGAGTCGTTTATCACGATGACGCAGAACATCAATGAGCAACGAAACTCCATCGGCGACATGTCACAGAAGCAACGTGACCTTCAGTCCATGCTCGAAGGCACGTGGCGCGCAACAGAAGAGGGCGTAAAGCGGTTCAAGGATCTCGGCGCATCCATTGTTCAAGTGCCAGACAGTAAGTCGGTCGTCGTAACCGCTCTCACCGAGGAGGCCCAAAACAAGCTCAAGAGTCTGGGCTACGAGGTGCAGAAGATGAAGGACGGCAACTTCAAGGTTGTCGCCGAGACAGACGAGGCTAAGCGCCGCATTGCGGAGCTGATCGAGAAGATCAATCAGCCGCACACCATGACCATTCAGGCGCAGATGACAGGTCTGGGCGCGATCCTGCCTGGACCTATAGGCCCTGTGGCGGGTGCCTTGCAGCAGCTTCCAAAGAAGAAGGATGGCGGCGCGGTCTACGGTCCCGGTAGCAGAAAGTCCGATGACGTACTCATGTGGGGTTCGCAGGGTGAGCACATGCTCACTGCTGACGACGTGGACAACATGGGTGGACACCGAGGCGTGTTTCAGCTTCGGCGCGCGGCGGCGCAGGGCATGCTTCCGGGGTTCAAGGATGGTGGACCCGTTGACCTGGAAGACCTCTTCGGAGGCGATCTCGGTCCAGGTCTTGCGGATGAAACAGGCCTGCAGAGCAAGACAATTCTCATCAACCGCGCCATCTCGATGCTGTTCGGTGATCGCATTCGGAAGATCGGCGGCATGCGCGCCGACTCGATGCCGTACCACCCGTCTGGGCGCGCACTCGACATCATGATTCCAGATTCGAGCACACCCGAGGGTAAACAACTCGGTGACGACATTCGTCGGCACCTGCTGGAGAATGCCAGCGCATACGGCCTCGAAGATGTTATCTGGCAACAGAACTGGACCGGAGCGAACGGCCAATCGAACCGGATGGACGACCGCGGTAACCCAACCGCCAACCATATGGATCACGTTCACGCCACGTCCATTGGAGGCGGGAAGCCGCGCAAAAACACCCGGTTTGTATTGCCCGCGAAGGTGCGACGCCAGCTCACCGAGCAGTACATGGCCAACGGTGGCACCGGACCAGCCAATGCCGCCAGCCTCATGGCACAGATCATGGGTAACGGCGGCATTCCAACAGGCCGCGAAAACGGCGTGAGCGCCCTGGCTGCCGGTGACATGAACAATCGCGGCACCGACCGCACCGAAGGCTACATTCCCGCCGCAGCCGGTAGCACCGGCACCGCGGGAACCAGTTTCGCCTCCGGGCTGCTCAACATGGGCGCCGAGGCAGTCAACGGGCTCATCGATCAGGCCGCGTCAGCGGCGGCCACAGCAGCATCAGCGGCCGCCACAGCCGGCAGCTTCGGCGCAGGCGGTCAGGCCGCAGGTCCGGCCGCCGCTGCCGCGATCGGTCTCGGAGCGAACGCCGCCAAGCGCGGTGTGAGCTGGGGCTTCCAGATGGCCGGTATCGGCGTGGACGCGCTCGTCGAGCAGTTGTTTCCGTTCGGCGCCCCGCGCTGGCTGGGCTACGACTACACCGGCTTTGTCCCGCAACTTCAGAATCAGAGCGCGGCGACCACGACTCTGGAAAAGGCCGAGGCACAGAAGTCGGCTGTCGATCCCAACACCAAAGAGCACGGCAAGGGCCTGGGTGCCGCACCTGGCCCCGAGCTACCCGGCGCACCCGTCCAGGCGGGGCAGATGCCCGGCTCTGGCGCGCCCGGTATACAGACACAGGCACAGCCCGGCGCACTGCCCGGTGTAGGCGGTGGTCAGGGGCCGTTGCCACCACCCCCCGCTAGCTCCAATCCGTTCGGCACGAAAACCGGACCCGGTCCCGCAGCACCGCCGCCGACGATGGACGGCCCGCCCGCAGCGACACCGCAGCAGCAGAATCCGAACTCACCGATGGGCCCGGAATGGCTCAAGATGATGGGCATTTTTGACTCCGGCGGCATGCTGCCTCCCGGTGGTATGGCCATCAACCTATCGAAGTCACCCGAGCCGGTTCTAACCGGCCGCCAGTGGGCCGATGTCAGCACCGCGGCCGCGCGTCAGCCGCTAGAGCCGGGTGCTCTACAGGGCAACGACTACAGCATCAAGGTCGACAACATCAACGTCAAGGATGTGGACGAATTGATGGGCCAGCTCAACGACAAACAGAAGCTCCAGATGATGCGATACGCGGGGCGTCCGTGAGTAGCAATCCGTTCATCATCCAGCCTGATCGCTATGAATCGCAGATCCTTTCGATGTGGATCAGTGGTGACGGTCGCCGATTTCATACGCATGGCGAGGTAGAAGGCCATGAGGGTGTCTGGAATGCAAAGGGTCAGGTGCAGGGCATCTATGACGCCCCAGTCAAGACCACCTGGAAGGCCGGCGCGTTCCAGGATGGCGCGACCCAGAAGGGCAAGAAGGTTCTGCACCGTGACCTTACCCTCGGATTCCATTGCATCGAAACACTCGGTCGCACAATGGAAGAGAACGAATCAGACTTCCGCAAGATCTTTGCCTACGAAGAGGACGAGTGGGACGACGACCCCGAGCCGATCACGCTAGGCATCGAGACCGAGAAGTCCGGCGTGCGCATGCTGGACGTGCTGATGTACGAGAACCCGGTCATCGAATCCGACATCGACCCGATCAAGCAACAGTACCTCAACCTGATCCTGAAACTCCGTGCAGGACAACCCATGTGGTACGAAACGCCGGTTGTCACCGAGTTCTCGGATGGCAGCACCGACGCGGCGGGGTTCATCGAGATCGAGAACCCAACCGATCAGCCCATGCGGCACAAGTGGATTCTGACTCGTGCCGAGTGGGAGATCCCAGACTTCAGTTGGCGCGGCAAGAAGTACGCGCGGAAACCTGGTGGAGCCTACCGCTCCCGAGTGCTGTCGATTCCGCCGATCACCGCCGTACAGGGTGGCGCGGTCATCAGTCTGAACAAGCAGGACTTGATGATTCGGGACGCGCACTACACCAACATGTTGCCGCTGATGAATGGCCGATTTTTCATGCACGTCATCCCGCCGTACACCCCGAAGCAGCAGATTCCGATCAGCTACAAGAACGCCCCCACTGGAGGTGCGATGGCTCAACTGGTACAGCCGCGCCTCTGGTCGCGGCCATGGGGTCTTGAGTGAGCGTCAACGACGCCACCGCCGTACTCGACTACGAACCCATTCAGCTCGACTTCGACAACCTAGACCTGCGCGCCCAGTGCGAGGCGATCTGGGACGAGACGATCAAGCAAGAGCGCGCCGAGGTCAGACTTCGCCGTCAGCCGCCGATCGTCCGCATCTTCGATGGTGAATGGGAATTACATCACGTACTGGCCACCGAGTACCGCGCCGAATTCTCGTTTATCTCCAACGACTCTGGCCCCGGTCAGACAGACATCCCGTTCACGTCAGAAGTGGCGCAATGGATTCACGACATGCAAGGCCGCATGGACCGTGGCGAGAAACGCAATGTCCACATCACCGTGGACTACTGCGGCGCGCGCTGGTCCGGTCGACTCGACAAAGCGACACTGAAGTCTGACGAGGATGGCGACCAAACACTAAGTGTCACTTGGCTTCACGACTACGAAAATTTGAAATGGTATTCCGTCTGGAGTAACCCGTTCCTGCCAGCGGCATTTCAGGCGCCCCGCGCTTTTATCCTGGCTGGCCCCGTTCCATGGATTTTGAAGCTAAGTCTTTTTCTTCAATTCTTCCGAGAGCACAACCCGCTCATCACAATTCCAGATGACCCGCTGAATCTGGCTAGCTGGTTCTCCGGACTTGACCAGTCCACCTGGAGCATCGTCGTCAAGCCCACGTCGTTCTTCGAGGCGATGGCTAGCGGTGCCGTCTGGGGCATGGTTTCCTCTCGCTGGGCCAACTGGCACGACATGGCCAAGATCATGCTCGAAGACGCCGAATACAGCGTCGTGTGCCGCCGCTGGCTAGAGGGCGACCCCGAACCATGGCCCGGCGCCAAACTGCGCAGCGGAACCCTGGTCATCGACATCGTTGACAAGTCCGGCGTGATGATCGGAACGTCACACGGCGGCACCATGTTCGACGGATTATTCCGCACCGCAGCCGAATTCGCCGATGACTTCATTGACTCGACCGACGACCTGATTGCCGATAACGACATACCCGAGGACTACTTCATCCCAGGACTGCGGCTGACCCGCAAGGAGATGCCGTACGTCATCTACCGCGACGGTGACCAATCGCCCATCCAGACATCGGAATTCACCGTGTCACCCGCCAAAGGTATTCAGGTGAACGTCGGCGGTCACTCGATGCCCGGCGTCAACGAGGCCATCAGCGCGTCTATACAGGCCGGGTTCGACATCCTCGGCGGTATCGCCCAGATCGGCTCACTCGGTGGCACAGTTGACACACTGGTCAAACCCCTCTACGAGGACACCGTTCTGGCGTGGTGGTCAGTCAAATCCACTCAGAGAGCGCAGAATTCGGGATGGTCTCGATATTTCGAGTACTTCCAGGATGGCGCGAACAAGGCGTACACCATCGCGGCGCTGATGGTGCTTCGCGCCGGCTTCTGGGCGACGAAGACAACCATCAGTTGCAAGGTGTCGGTGGTAGATGGTGCCCCATTCATGGTGGGCGACAGCGGACTTGGTCACTTCTTTCTAGATGATCGTGTAGGCATCGCCCTGCGCAACGACACGCGGAACCGAATCCAGATGGACAGGTGCCGCCGCATCGACCTCAAGTGGGACGAAGAGACCCCACCTGAATGGCAACTAACCATCGGCGACGAACGCGCGCTACAGGACCCGGCACAGCGGGCCTGGGGCAAGATCGAGTCCATCGTCGCCGCCCTGCGAGATCTGGGAGTGTACTAAGTGACGATGCCCGCGATGAATCCCAATTTCGGGATGAACGGTGCCAACGCTCAAGACTATGAATTCTCCAAAGGCTTTCCCACACGCGAGAATTGCGACCTTGAAAACCCGCGCGAGATGTTTCTCTGGATGCTCGTCGCGCTACCGGGTGTCGTCGGCGCTCAGCTCGTCATGCCCATTGGATACAACATGGCGGTCTCTGAGCACCTGTACGAATGTGGCGCTGGACTGGTTCGCGAGCCCGTCAAGAAGTGGATTCCACCGAAGGCTAATGGCCCGCACTGGATGACCTCGCCGGGGCAGTGGGTTCCCTTGGAAACACCTGTCGAGGAACAGCATCCAGCCGATGTAGCGATTAACAAGCTGTCTCGGCTCCAGCAGGCAGAGCTTCTTGAGCGCCTACTCAAGATGCGTGAGAGCGGCGATCTGTGACCCAGCCCGATCAGCTCAACCCCGAACAGGCGGCTAATTACGACAGCCTGGCCGCGTGGGCGGAGATGACCGAGATCGACTGGCGGAACAAGTACAACGCGCCCTATCAGACAGCGCTTGATCAGTTCACGGGCGGATTCTTCGGCGGGCTGCCGACAGGCATGCCGCACAGTCTGGCAATGCTGACGGCGTTGATTCGCAAGCTGATCGGCAATCCTTTTGCAATTTTCCGCTCAGCCGAGGAGGCGCTGGACGCGCTGTTTCAGATTCCGATCATCGGTGATCTGCTGTCGATCGTCTTCCGTGGCACGATTCCGCGATCTTGGATTTCTGATGTCATCGAAGATCTGATCAGTGGCGCTGGTCAGTTCCTCAACGCATTGAGCGTCAGCGGTAACCCGTTCCTCCAGTGGGACCCCGCCAAGCCGGGTTGGCAGTCTGGCGGGTCAGCCAAGATGACCGCTAACGGAACCCAACAGTCTGCACGCTCAGAGATATTCAATGTTGTGCCCGGACAGATACTTGAGCTACCAGCGGGCACGATGTGGTCGAGCCTGACCGCCACTCCGGGTACGAATCCCATCAAGGTTGGCTTCGCGACCTGGGACGCGAATAAGAACCCACTGCCCGATGTGATCACCGGCCAACTGCAACCCCCCGCAGCTAACGGTATCTGGCAAGCCATGCCGTCGCAGCCCTGGAAAGTCGAGAGCGGAGTGGCCTTCGCTGCGCCGCTCCTGATGCTGGACTCCGGCGCAACTTCGGGTGATGTGTGGTTCTCGAATGTATTGCCACACATGTCAAACAAGATCAACCCGCTAGATCTGCAAAGTATTTTAGAGGGTGGCAACAACATCGCCGAAGACATCCAGAACACCTGGAATAGCTTCTGGAATGGAGTATTTGGTGGAAGCGCCACCGGCAAGACGCCGGATGATGTAAAGGCTGCTGCTGGACATGTCACATCGGTAGCGAGTGACGCTAGCGCCGCGGCGCAGTTCGCGGCTTCGATGGTTATCCGACCTCGGCGCAGTCCACGCTGGATCTCCACTGGAACTCACGATGATGTTTCGTTCCCAATCATTTCGGCGCAGTCGATGTTCACCCCCGCGCTGAATGACATCACCTACATTCCCATCACACCGGACACAGATCGAGTCTATAAGGCGCTGAAGTTCGGGCTCGTCGGCTCATCGATGACCAACTGCTATGTCGGCGTGTACAAGATCGAGACAGACGGAACGCTCACCCTGGCAGTGAATCTCGGTGACAAGAAGCCAAGTCTGACGGCATCGAAGGTTCAGACATTCGCCATCCCCGGCGGCGTCGGAGTGGGTCGCGGAGAGACCGTATTCATCGCGGTACGACAGGTGGGTGGCACGGCTGGCCAGATGTTCACCACTCCTTCATTACTTCAGGTGACGGAGGTTGTGCAGCCATTGCCTACGTACCCGACAGAGAAGAACAACACTGGTAGTGGGCTTCCTGGGTCTATCTCGGGTGCGATAGTTCGCTCCGAGTCCGCGCCAGCCTGGGGTGCACTCGGTGAGACACTTCTGGATTCGCCGTGGACAGACTTCTCAACGCCAGGCACACATTCCTTCCTGATCCCTACGGATGCTCGCTACATCTACATCATTGGCTCTAGCGCTGGTGGGGGCGGCGGCGGTGGCGACGGCGGTTGGAACAAGCCGGGTGAAGGTGGTCGCCGCGGGCAATGGGCGGCAGTGAGTCTAGAGCGGGGTGTTGGCATCCCTTGGGATGTCACGGAGTTGGAGATCTATCTTCCGTCTGGCGGCGCAGGCGCTCCCGGCAGAGAGCAGAACGGCAGCGCAGGAGGTGCGTTGAATGTCCACTTCGCAGGTAGTCCGTTCACGGTCCTACTGAACATCCCCGGTGGTGTGGGTGGCCGGCTGGCATACGGCGGGTTTTTCAATCGCGACCCGGTAGGCGAGGCCCAAGTGAACTACCCGTTCTTTGGTCGGCTCTTCGTGGGTGGCCTCGCGGCGGCAACGGATACGAACGGCAACCCACCCGGTGGCGGCGGGGGTGGCGGTGAGGGTGGCGTGGGCGGATCGGCCAATGGCGGTCGTCCGGGTGGTTCCGGCTTCTGCGCGATAAGGACTGCCTGATGCCCCAGGGCTTCCCGGTCAAGAGTGCCGGTGGCCAATGGTACGGACGATTCAGCGCGTCAGTCCCGTCCATCCCGTCAGCAGAGGTGTTCGGCACCCCGGAGCTGGTGAAGCTTGTCTACAACCTGCGACCTAACAGCATCCCGTCCGCAGAAGCCTTCGGCTCGATGCTGGTCACATTCCCGCAGTTTACGTACCCCACAGGCATCCCGTCAGGGGAGGCGTTCGGTACAGCGCTTATCCGCAGTTCTTTCAACCCCGTATCCATTCCTTCGGAAGAGGCGTTCGGCGGGCCGACAATCTCAGTCGGCCCGGTCACCTTCACCCCTACAGGTATCCCATCGGCCGAGGCGTTCGGCTCCGCGAAGTTCTCCCATGTCGTCATCGTGACGGCGGGCATCGTTTCAGCCGAAGTGGTGCCAGCCCCACGGGTGGGACGCAACATTGGCGCGACCGGCATCGCCAGCGGCGAAGCATTCGGAACAGCGACAGTCAACCGCGGCTCCGTCAGTATCGCCGCGTCGGCCATCCCGTCGGTCGAGTCATTCGGCGCCGCCACCTTCACGCAGCCAGCGACCGTCAACTACAGCACTCAAGGCGTCGGCAGCGAGACAACCTCATCACCCACCCAGGTCACCATCAGTCCAAACGCCGGCGAGGACGTACTGGTGTTCTTCTCGATCGGCGATGGCGGCGTTATGGGTGCTACCTACGGCGCAAGCAATCTGCCGATGACATGTGTTGGTCAAGCACTGTCATCGGGTAGCACCCTGATCGTGTGTTACCTGATCCGTAATGTGGCCGCGGGTAGCGCAACCATCAATCTGGCGAAGACCGGCAACAACTGGGGTCAGGCGGTTGCCGTGTCGTACGCCGGGGCGCAGGGCTTCCGGACGGCTAAACACGTTGTAGGAAACGGATCTTCATTCTCCCAGGCTGCAACCGTGCCGCTGAATGGTCGCACGGTACATGCTTTCACCCCCGGCGAGAACAGCACCACCCTGTCAAGTCTGACGGGTGGCACAAGCCGCTATCTGGACAACGCAGGGTTCCTAACGCAGTCCATCAGAGACGCGGACGCGGATACCTCATTCACAGGCACACTAAGCGCTAGCCGCCCCTGGGCCGCTTTGGCAGTGGCGCTGCGCGCCACTGCGATTGGCGGCGTCACTCCGGGAGTTAGCGCGGGAACTGCCAGTGAAGGCAATGGCGACACTCGTACGTTTGATGTCTACACGGCAACAGGTGATTACGTGTATGCCGTAGTCGCACAGGACCGAACCGGCAATCCCTCATCGGTCACATGCGCGGGTACCGCGATGACCTTGATGGACACCCAGACCTTCACTACTGGCGTAGGCACTGGGTTCCTGAAGGTCTATCGCAGTGCCTCGGCTATGGATTCGGCTGGTGCCAAGACGGTTTCCATTACCGCAACGGGCAGTGGCTGGTGGCGTGGTTGCGGTATCGCCGTGTCGGGTGTGACCTCGCCGTCAGGGGTGGTCACCAAAACCTCGGGTTCATCGTCACAACCATCACAGGCCGTCACGTGTTCAGCCGGTGAGTTGATCCTTCAGTTCTTCGCGACCGCTACGGAGCCGACCGGAACGGAGGGGGCAGCGACCCTGTGGCTCTCACCGGGTGGTTCGTTCATGTTCCCCGTGATCAGCATTTCCGACGAGTCAACGACTTTCAAGCTCTCGAACACCTCTGTCAACTGGGGTGCGATCGCTGTGGTTCTCAGCTAGCCGCAAGCCACTCACGAAAAAACAGGGGTCGATATGCCATCGACCCCCATCTAGCCCTGCGCAAAAGAAAGTGGGTCCAAAAATGGCAAATGCTCTGTACGACAAGGGACGTGAAGCATTCGCGACAGGTGGCATCAACTGGACTGGCGACACCATCAAGGTCGTGCTGGTTGATACCGGCGCATACACAGTGAATCTCGCTACACACCAATTCCTTTCGGACATCCCGGCTGGCGCACGAATCGCTACCTCATCGGCATTGGGCTCCAAGACGGCGACTGCGGGCGTCTGCGATGCGGCTGATGTCACGCACCCTGCCGTCGCTGGCGCAAGCATCGAGGCGGCAGTGATCATCAAAGACACCGGCAGCGCTGCCACCTCACCGCTGATCGCCTACATCGACACCGCGACCGGACTCCCGGTGACTCCCAACGGTGGTGACATCAACGTCGTTTGGGACAACGGCGCGAACAAGATATTCAAGCTGTGAACCCGCGTTCGATCGTCAAATGGCTTGTGCCGGTGGTACTTGAGGCTGGTCAGGAATATCTCGACAAAAACCCCCAACTGTTAGATCAGTTCGGCGAGATCGTCACCGCCAAGCTCATAGAGGCACTACCGAAGGTCATCGACAATCTGACCAACATCACCCCCTGGAAGATCGACGATGCAGTGCTAGACAGCCTCGCCAAACGCATCGTGAACCTACTGCCGTCATTCCTGCCTGATTTTCTGAAATTCAGGCGGCCGTAAATGAATCGGCTCGCATGGACAGCGCTGTTCGGCGCCGGCCTGGCGAGTATAGCCGCGCTGACGGCAGGACTGACATTCATCGTACTCACCCGACTCTATTCACCGGGGGAGAAGGACCCGCGCCTTGTGGAAGGGAAAAACGGATGGTGATCCGATGATGCGCTTCACGCGATCCAAGCCGATAATGACACGCGAAGAGATTGCACGAGAAGTTATTTCAGTCGCAGCAATGCTTGGTGTCGAGCCTAAGGGTGTGAAGATCGCGCTCGCGACGATCGCCGTGGAGGTCGGCACAACCAATCCCGTCTCCGGTGAGTACGGCTGGTGGTGCTTCGCTAATGTGAAAGACCCGCAATGCCTGGCGCTCCCACACGACGCCGAGGGAGACGACGGCTACTCGTCGGGGTACTTTCAGCAGCAGGCGCCCAAGGGTGCTAACTGGGGCTGGGGTGGACTGTTCGGCGATCCTGTTGGCGCATTCCGCCGTATGGACATTCGCGAGTCCTCGCGCATGTTCCTAGAGGCGCTGTTGCGTCAACCGTACGACTATCGCGGTAGCTCGCGCTCGCCGGGCCAGATGGCTCAGGACGTGCAGCGGTCGGCGTTCCCGGACCGCTACGACGAGCGCTGGCGCGAAGCCAACGAAGTGTATGCCCGCGCAGTTAGCGGCAATCCCGGCGAGCCGGAACGCCCCTCAGGACCATGGACGGGCGACCCCATATGGCTCGCTGACGTGTTGCGCGCCGAAGGTGTGACCGTTGTCGAGTGCTCCGTTGGTGATGTGAGCTGGCTTGAGCGCGGCCACGGTGACATGGGCTCGCTCTGGGGTGTCGTCAACCATCACACCGGGAGCAACGGCTCAACGTGGCGTTCCATCTGGGATGGACGTCCAGACCTACCAGGGCCACTGTCGCACATCCATCTGCGCCGCGACGGCGTTGCAGAGCTTGTCGCTGTTGGTGTGTGCTGGCACGCCGGAACGGGCGCGTACGGCGATCTGAGGCCCGGCACTGGTAATCAGCGAACCATAGGCATCGAATGTCAGAACGATGGCGGCGGTTCATCCGATCTGCCTCTACGACATCGCAGCTCGTGGCCAGATGCCCAATACGAGGCGCTGGTGAAGATCAACGCCGCGATCAACCGTCGCCTCGGAGTTGATGCCAGCCGAAGCATCTCGCACAAGGAATACGACGACGGCGACCCACAGACCGACGAGGGCAAGTGGGACCCCGGCCAGATCGACATGGACATCTTCCGTGCCGATGTTCAGCACCAAATCGGCTCCAACACAGGAGGTTTCCTCATGGCACTATCGGACGACGAACAGCGCGAGATCTTGGGATACGTTCGGGAGCAGAGAGAGATCGTGGAATCACTCTCTCCGCTGCGCCATCTCGGCGAGAAGAAGGCGAACAACATCGCCGGATACATCCGGGTGATGGACGCGAACAGCCACGTCGAGGCGATTGAGAAGCGAGCCGGATACGGCGACGCCAAAGCGATTGAGCTGCTGGAGGAGATCGCCGGGGCAGACCCCGACGAGTACCCGGATCGTCAGCGAGACGCCGAGCTAGCCCGGCGCATCCTGGCCAAGGTCAGGGACGAGAAGTGATCGTCAACGGTCAGTTTGTCGGCTACGGCCGAGGTGACAACGGTCCCGAGGTTGAGCGAGTCCGGTACTACCTCACCGAGAAGTTTCGATGGGCGCGCGACATGGGTATGACTCACGGCGACTACTTCGATGAACTCACTGAGCGCGTATTGATCCAGTTCCAGAAGAACGTCGGGCTACCGGCAGTTGGCATCGCGAACTACGCAACCAGGATGCGGCTGTACGGACTCAAACCGCTTCCATGGCAGCGCATTACCATATACACATTCGCCGGTACCTGGTCCGCTGCGGACTGGGGTTTCCAGGCCGACGTGGCGCGAGGCCTTGACCCCGGATTCTTCACCTGGGCACCAATCGACTACCCAGCCAGCTTCGGCCCCATTCCTGGTGGTCCAGTCACCGGCATTACGTCGCTGTCGTATCAGGAATCGGTAGAGGTCGCTGTAAGAGCTGGCATCAAGCGGATCGCCGCGACGCCGGGGAAGTTCGTGCTCGGTGGCTACTCGCAGGGTGCCGAGGCGGCATCGCGTCTATTGCGAGAGATCATTCACGGCGGCTCCCTATCGCACCGCGCGAGCGACTTCATCGGCGGCTACACCTTTGGTAATCCATGTCGCGAGGAGAATCACACATGGCCCGGTGACACACTCGTGGGCCGCGGTATCTCGCCGAATCGCATCGAGGGCACGCCGCTTACCTGGCACGATTACGCACACGCTGGCGATATGTATACAGCCGTGCCGAAAGGTGATGCTGGCGACGACATTACAGCCGTCTATGACGTGCTGACGCGTCTCCAGATTCACGACCCGTTCCAGATGGCCACAGATATGGTCGCGGCATTGACTGGCAAGGGTGGTCTAGCTGAGCAGATCGCGGAGCTGTTGGGCAACCCGCTGAACCTGATCGACGCCGCGCGCGCCGCTGGTATCGCGATTCGGTTCGCGGCATCCGGTGCGCGCGATCACGGCACCTACGGGATTGATGACGTAATGGACGGCTCAGGGCGCAGCTCTGTCCGCCATGCCATCGATTCGATGAACGCATACGGCCGCAAAGTACTTGCGGCGTAGCTAATTACGAGAGGATTGATCGTGCCGAATCTGAGTGAAAAGCTGACATCGACACAGCGAATTGCGTTGTACGGCGTTACCTTCGTGGTACTCACGGGGCTCGCCGCTGCCAATGTCATCGACAAGGAAGCGGTACCGCCGTTGCTGGACATGGCCGGAACGATGCTGGGGCTCGGAGTGGTCGGCGTGGCCGGTCGAGTGCTGCACGAGCAGCGGCGAGACGGGTTGTTCTGACGTGAACTGGAGCGGCATCGGAGCCGACAACCTGATGGACTTGGTCGCCTACGGGATCATCGGCATTGCCTACGTGCTGTCGCAACGACAGACGCGCAGTCAGTTGGAGGCCATTCGCGGTCAGGTCCAAAACGGCCATAAGACACCGATGCGCACCGACCTTGACGAGGTGAAAGACGACGTTCGCGGTATACGAAAGGATTTTGGCGACTTTCGCTCTGAGGTCCGTACCGGGTTCCGCAATCTGCGCGAAGACCTCAATGCCGAACGTGACGAACGTATTGCGTCGGACCAGGAACTAGCGAAAAGGCACCGCCATGATCGGTAACGTCGCGATTGTCGATCGCATCAACCTCATTCAGGGCCAGGACCTCGCGCACCGATGGGATGTGCCAGCTGGTGATGGCCTCCCCGCCGGCACCACCGTCACGCTGTATATGTATTCGCATAATTTCAGTGAGACGCTGGGTATCTGGCCATCTATCGACGTTGATACATCCGGTGCGAGCTTCTTCATCGAAGCCGAGGATCTAGAGCCGATCCCAGCCGGGGCACGATTCCGCGTCTATCTCATCTATCCAGACTCACCCAAGCCTCGGCTGGTCTGGATTCTTGGCACCGTCTCAAGGCAGGGGTAGCGGATGATTGACGAAGCTGTTCTGAATGCTATGTGCACCACAATGGTTGGCTACTTCGATGAGGTCTCGCTACACAACGGCGAGCCCGGTGCCGGTGGTGCCAGTGAGATGCCCGGCATCGCGCGCCAAACGCCGACATGGGCGCCAGCCGACAATGGCGAGTCAACCTCTGTGGTTACGTTCGCGGCCTATTTCGGGGTATCGACACACATTGGCTTCTGGCATGCCGGTGCATTCGTAGGATCTCGGCCGTTCGTCGCGAACTTCGAGACCGCCGCTGATCTGGTGGTGGCGCTCAATCCGTATGTGCAGGAACGAGCATGACCCTGGTACGTCCACCTAAGCCGTTCACGCGGATGGTTCACGCGCGGCCCGGTGTGCTGTCTCAGCCCATCGGAGCTGTCGGTAAGGGTGCGCGTATCGGCGTCGTTGCCGATGTTCTGGTGACGGGCAAGATGCACGTCACCGATACCTTCACGAACCTGGACAAGTTCACGATGGTGTACGGCGGCCTGCCGTTCTTCGGTGGGGTCCCCTATATCGACGGCGGGAAGCTGGCAGGCCGTGGCCTGGTGCGTCACAAGGTGCAGGCGATGAGCGACAACGGCCGCGCCAATGCCGTCATCGGCTCGCTGGCGACCGGTAAGACCCGGCTGGTGATCTGCGGTGACGCGCTGTTCAACACCTACTACGGCATCGAGGTTGAGACCGGCATCATCAACAACAAGCTGCACATCATCAAGGGCCGCGGCAACGCGGCCACAGTGACCAAGCACGCGACAGTCAACGTGGCATGGGCCAACAGCGATTCGGTGTCGGTGTGGTACGACGAGCCCAACCACACCATTCGCGCCTACCGGAACAACACGCAGGTGACGAGTCTGGCGGTGCGAGCCAATGAGATCAACCACGGACCGGGGTTTAGACACCATGGCGTCGCGGTCGGGGTGGATCTGTTCCTGGGTGTGATCAACGTCGGCGCGCTGTTCACGTCATACGAATATCTCGACGTTTAGCGCCGCCAAAACTGTAGGACATGTACTGTCAACTACCGGGCTACATTCATCTCCGAGACCCATCATCCGAGCCTGGAGTAGAGATGCCCGATCTGTCATTCACCATGGACCGCGACGCGTTCACAGAGGCCGTCACGTGGGCCGCACGCATCATCCCCGGTAAGCCGCAGACGCCCATCCTGGCGGGAATGCTGGCGACGGGAGGAGCATCAGGACTGACGCTGAGCAGTTTCGACCTGGACGTGAGCGCTGAGATTGGCCTTCCCGACGCGCAGCAGGTGACGCCTGGTAGTTCGCTGGTCAGCGGCCGACTGCTCGCGACAATCGCCAAGGTGCTGCCACGCAAGCCGATCACCTGGACCGATAACGGCTCAACCGTGGCCATCCAGTGCGGCAAGGTTGACTTCAGTCTCCCGACGATGCTCGCTGACCAGTACCCCGTACTGCCGGCGCTACCCGAGGACACCGGCACCGTCAGCGCCGAGGAGTTCAGTCACGCGGTCACGCAGGTGATCGGCGCGGCCAGCAGCGACGAGGCCAAGCCTGGTCAGATGTGCGTGAGCCTGGAGATCACCAGTGAGTCCACACTGACACTCACGACAACCAACGGCCACCGGATCGCCATGCGTGAGATCGGCTGGACGCCGCTGTCCGACAACCCGGCCATTGGGCAACGCCTTCTGATCCCGACTCGCGCGCTGGCCGAGATTGGCCGACTCGGTGACGATCAGGTCTATCTCGCGATCAGTGGGAATGAAAGCGACGCGCAGCTTCTCGGCATCCATGGCGGCACTCGACGCATGACTTCGCGACTCGTCGATGACAAGTTCCCCAACTGCCGAGCGGCGCTGCCGAAGCAATACCTGACCACCGCGACCGTTGTCGTTCCCGAGATCGCCGAGTCTGTCACCCGCGCACTGGCCGTCACCGGCTCGTCGGCTGACAACCATCCAAGGATGAAGTTGACTTTTGGTGACAACACGTTGAATGTCTACGCGAGCACGTCGATCGGCACGGTCAATGAGGACATCGACGTGCAGCTCACCGGAGAGCCTGAGACCGTGTGGATCAACCCCGTGTACCTCATGGACAGCCTGAATGCTCTCGACAGCGACAAGGCGACCATCGGCCTGCAAGGTGGTCTGCGCGGGTTGATGTTCGCGCCTGACGTTGTTGAGGCCGATGAGCTGCTAGCCAATCCGCTTGCCGGTGAAACGATTCAGATGATCCAGCCGATTCGTCACACGGAACCGGCCGCGTAGACCCCCCTGACGGTCGTAGCACCCGACCCTGTCCGGTGAACCAGGTGAGAGCGCTCCCGTCAGGGGCCTCAAAAGGAAACGCCCCCAACCGCATTCAGCTCGCGGTTGGGGGCGTTTTGTATTTCTATTGCAATGTCTCGTAGGCGGTAGCTACTTGACCTTTCAGATCTTCGATCGTGTTCAGCGCCTCAAGGTGTGAGTCGATGAGTTGCCGCTCGCGTTCGGCGCTCGGGTGGTAGTCCATCTTGTTCACGACTCGTCGCCAACCGGCGAGCGTTTCGCGTTTGATCATCAGTGCCCCTCTCTGGAATCCAATTCGGTTGTAATGTCGGAGATTGGGCGACTTCCCGCCTCGATTCGATCGTGGACGCAGACAGCCCCTACGCACGGGGGACCGTTGAATACCCTTTCGATCAGCCCTCCCAGTCGTGAGTCACCGGACGCCATGTTGCCTCCGAACATTGTCCACGTGCGCATCTGGAATGCCGAGAGCGGCACAAAATGCGGCAGCGCTCCGGGTAGATTTGGCCCGACAAGCACCACGGCGTTATCGCTCGTAGACTCCACAACCCGTGATCCCTCCGGTGGTGGAATCAGCTCACCGTTGCGGTCGCTCGCGATACCGACCAGAACCAGACGAGAGTGCCGCGCGCTGATGCCATTCAGGGTGCAGTCGGGAAAGTCCGCGGGTCGCAAGACCGTTAGTTCTAATCCCATCATTGTGTCAGTCATCAGAACTCGTATCCTTCCGCTTCTGAAATCTCTTTCTGGTAGCGCGTTTCCAGCCGATCGAACCACTCGGCAGGCCATGGGTCGTCATACATCGCGCCGAGGATTGATCCCGCGATCGCCGCGATCGAGTCGCTGTCACCGCTCGTGACCGTCGCGCGACGTAGTGCCGCTATCGGGTCATTGGGAAACAGATCGATGCAGAACAGCGCGCACGCCAGCGCATCATGAGCGCGCCAGCCGGGGCCAGCGTGCTCACACGGATCGAGATCCCACGGATCAACACCAGAATCACGCAACTGGCGAAGTGCGATATCCGCGGTCAGTAGACGGTCCTGGACGAAGAGCAGACCGCGCGTCATGAACCGACGCACGCCGACCTCAGCGACGACAGGGTGACCGTCGATCCAACGGGCAACATCCGTAAGTAGAGACGAATCATGATGTAGCCCAGTGCTTGCCAGATAGACCGCCTCTTCGAGCAGCCGCCCTGGGTAGATGCTTCGCGCATTGCGGATGATCGCTGCGGTCAAGAGCGATGCGGCGATGCCCGTCGCGCGCCCGTGGGTGGATGCTGCTTGCCACGCGGCGACCCCTTGCCAGCTGCGATCTTTGGTTACGAAAGCTGCTGGACTGACGCGCATTACCGTGCCGCATCCATCCGAGTTCAAAATAGTGGCCTTGGGCCAGGGGAAGTCGTTCTTCAACGCCCCGATAGCGCGCATGCACGTGTTGCCCGGTGCGCGGTTGTTGTCTGGGTCATCGAACCACTTGATCCACTGATCGATGATCTTGACGCCAACCTCATCATCGGTCAATTCTTTTGTGTCGTGGAGACCTCGCGCGAGCGCGAGCGTCATCTGAGTGTCGTCGCTGATGATCAGCTTCTCAGGCAGCTCTGGGCCCATTAGCCCGTTTTCGGTGAGCTGAGCGTACGACCTGAACTCATTGCGGTAGCCCCACGCATCGCCATAGGCGACACCACGGAGCACGTTGGACCATTTACTAGGCATTTGGTTTCCTCATATGGAAGGGGACGCACGTTTCGCACTCGTACTTTCCGGACTCATCAGCGACGTACACACCGAGAGGTGTGGTGTGCCGCTTCGCGCTGGGCCGCTCCTTGATGGCGAAACGCATGTACATACCCGAGTGCTCGTCGCACGTGACCATTCCGCCGTTATCGATCCAGACCCTCTTGGCCATGAGCAGCCCTTTCGTCCGTTGTTTGGTAGACGGCTCTACCGTAGCACATTGGTAGAGCTGTCTACTACTCTATTGGTAGAATGAACTACCAAGATGACACACATGACCGACGACAAGATCGTTGACAAGATCGCAAAGCTGTTGCGACAGGCCGAGGATGTAACAGGGACGCCCGAGGAGGATGCGTTTCAAGAGCGCGCCTTCGCACTGCTGGCCAAGCATGGCATCGACCTGGCGACTGTGCGCGCACATCAGCGCGGACTCGACATCAGCGACATGCCGAACGCCATCGACACGCTGATGCTTGTTCATAGTCCTTACGCGAGTGAGCAGAAGCACATGCTGTCCATCCTCGCGGAGGCGCTGCATTGCAAGACCGTTGGACTCAATGACATCCCGTTCGTGCATGTCTTCGGTATGTCTCACCATGTTGCGCGTCTACAAATGCTCTGGGAGATATTGCAACCACAGGCGACGCGCTTGGTTGCCAAAGTGCAGATGTCGAAACGGAAACCGGTTCGCAAGCTCACCCCATCCGAGTGGGCGGCGATGAATCGAGCGCAGCGAAGAGACCACCTGGTAGAGATGACGCGCGAAAGACGTGCACCGGTATCACTGCACGTTTATCGCCAGTCGTGGTTGATCGGGTTTGCCGCGTCGATCGCTCAGCGCATTAAGCTCCAGGAAGGAGAGGCCGCCAACAAGGCTGGCGTGGTCGCGCTATACAAGTCCGACCGTGAGCGCGCTGACGACGCGATGCGCGGCGCGTACCCGGACGCGGTCAACACTATGGTGGACCAGTTCAGTGACGATGGATTCAACCAGGGTGCGCGCGCCGGACAGACCGCGACCATGGATCGGCCGGTTGAGTCTGTAGACCCTCTAGGTTTGCCGCGCTAGTAGCTTGCACTACCGGCCACGTCACTAGACTAAAAGGTGACAACTGGAGGACACTTCATGACCATGGCAACAGCTCCCACCAACGCAACCGGATGGCTACGCGAGAACGGTTTCAAACTGTCTCGCGCGGCATCGTCGCGTTTCGTGGACACGTTCAACGATCTCGTCGAGCGCTACGCAGACCCAGCGGAGTATCCGATGCGCGACGCGGCGATCATGGCTGCGGCGCGGTATCTCTCGGAAGAGCTGACCTTGGATGATGCTGGTCTGGCGCTGGAGCGAGCGCGGAGCCGCGCCGACACGGGCATGGCCGTTGCGCGCGTCGTGGCCCTGCTGTCGATGGAAGACGGTCTGAGTGAGCATGGTGCACAGCGCGCGGCCCGCGTCGATCGTATGACCGTGCGACGTTGGAGGGGGAAGCGGTGACCGAGTACCTGGGTCTCACTGACATCTGCGCATGCGGTCACGATCTGGAAAACCACGACCTCGGCGACCCGCATCACCGCGCCGGCGCGTGCGCTGGCCATGAGCTGGATGGCCCTTGCGACTGCACGCACTACCGGGAGAAGTGCCGGTGTCCCGAGTGCGACGATCTGGAGGAGATTGAGGTCGAAGAGATGACCACGCGAACCCTGCTGACGACTCTGGGTGTGCTGGTTGGGTTCGGTGTTCTGCTCGGTATGTCGTTCGGGAGACTGATCAGGCGCTAGATGCGCCACAGTGGCGAAATACGTTGATACGGAAGCACCCCCGAGATTCGCTCTCGGGGGTGCTTTGTCGTTGTGAAAGCTTAGAAAGTGGCGTCGATGGAGCGAGCGAAGCTGACTACATTGTCCCGCAGTTGCACTCCCAGGTCTTGCGCCGCGCGACACCGCTTAACGAATTCATCAGGTTTGAGAACGCCTGCCATGACATCACATTTCTGGTTGTACAACGATGCCTCGATGTCTATCGCCTGTCTCTTGGTGACTATGCTCATGGTAGAGCAGTCTACCAGCTGGACTCATGCTTATCAATAAGAACGGCACCCCCGAACCTAATCTCCGGGGGTGCCGTTTCTCCGTTTGTTTTTCCAGCGACGAAATCAGCTCTTCTTGAGCTTCAAGGTGCCGACGTAATCATTGTCGTAATCCCGAATCTCGAAGTCCGTCATGAGGTTCTGGATCTGATCGTCAATGGTCGGCGTGGCGATACCCTCTTCGGCCTCAAACTGCGCCTTGAGCTGGTTGTGCAGCGACACCGCCGCGCCAACCAGATCGGTGGTATCCAGCTTGTAGTTGGTTCCGCCATTGAGCCGACCGATCGCGAACGTCTTGGCTCGCTCCAGGGCCTCGCGTACGAACGCCGGATAGAAACCGACCACCACGCCATCACCAAGCTGGATGGTCATCGCCTCATAGACCTTGTCGTAGTCCACGTCATCTGCAAGACGCTCAGTTGCGACGACGGCCTTGATCAGACGTTCAACACCGTTGCGGTCCAGTGCCGCGACCTCAACCACCGCATCGATGCGCCCAGGGCGGAGCATGCCCTTGTGGATGCGCTCAAAGTGGTTGGTAGTCATCAGAAGTGCGACCTCGGACCCCTTGGATGTGACACCATCGAAGGTCTCCAGCAGCTTGGACACCTGGTCTACGTCGCTGGTCGATGTCTGATTGTCCACGTCCTCAATGAATACCACCGCGGGCTGGTACAGCTTCGCTGTACGGAGAACATCATTGATGTCATCACCCGGTCGTGCAGCGATGAAAGTCCAACCATTCTGGACAGCCTCCAGCGCGGTGAGCTGACCAGCCGAGGTCTTCCCGGTACCGTACGGACCCTCCAGCAGCAGCGCGCGCTTGATGCGCACGCCCTCGCCTTTGAGTGCCTTGCGGTGCCGAATCACCGACCACAGAGTGCCTTCCAGTGTGCTCATCACTTCGTCGGAGAAGACGATCTCACTCGGTACGATGGTCGCGAGGTTCAGGAACTCCGGTTCCTCGGTGCCGACGATCGCCTTACCGCGATAGATCGAGTTGGTTTTCAGCTCCTCGCCGATCGCATCAAGGAACTCACGCGCGATTTTGGCGTTCTTCTTCGCAGTGATGACGGTGACATGAGTGACGATCCCGTTGTCGCGATCGCGTTTGCCGCCGACGTTGACCAGCGTCCGATTGTCAACGCTGGGCAGGTAGACGTTGCCCCATGGAACTTCCAGGGTCTCGGTTGCCGAAATCTGCACCGTGCGGGTTTCCGGGGGTTCGGGCGGGGAGAAGAAACCGCCACCACTCGGAGCGCCGATGGTGATACCGAACATGCGCTTCATCACCCGAGAGGTGGCGACCGCGCCGTCAAACGGACGGAACTGGTAGGTGCGGCTAGTCTGCTGCACCGACTCGGCCTCATCCTGCATGCGCTCCAGGATCTCCTTGGCGCGACCGTATGTAATGCCTTCCGGCAGAACGATCTGCGGGTTCTTGTGAAAGGTAACCTCATCACCGGTGATGATGTCGGTATCGTTCATTGGTTTTCTCACTTTCATTGAATGCACCTTCCGCACCTTGCGAAAGAGGTTGTTGTTGGTGATGTTTGAACACCCCCGCCCGCCACCCGGTATAGAAAGAACGGGCGGGGGTGCGTTGTGTTGGTGACGTGAGCCAGTCTTAGGGATCGCGCCCAATGACCACTTAGCGCGCTAGCTCGCGTCCTTACCGTGGCCGCGACCAACGAAATCACTTCTCAGACAAACGAGACGGGACCAGGGGGCGTGAGGGTCGCTCACGACCCCTGGTGATCTGCTGACTAGCTAGACAGCAGATCTTCGCCTTGTTCGATGTGGGCTAGCTCTGTCTCCAGGGATTGCACTTCGGCCACGAGAGCACGAAGCTCGCGTTTGCGATTTGCAATCTTCTGGGTGACAACCCTGCGTCGTTGGCGCAGGGTTGCTAGCGCCTCATCTCGGCTCATCCCGTCAGGCAGTTGAACCATGTTCACCTCCTTGTTTCCGCTTGTCGTCGTTGTGATTGACACCTTTCGGTGTCGCTGATCAGTGTAGCAGCAATGGTAGACAGGTCTACCAATATGGACTCACTGAAAGTGTTGTACAAGGCAACGCTACGTCAAATGGTGGACATAGACCTCGTGCAGTTTAGGTAGTAGAGTCATCTACCAACGTGCAACTGAGGAGGTTCACCATGTCAGAACAGGTTTTCACCGCGACCGACCCGGACGGCGACACGCTGGACGTGCAACACTGGGCCAAGGCGCAGAAGATCACCGTCAAGGTTCTAGACCGAGACGGCGATTTCCAGTCGGTCGAGCTGGACTATGGCGACGCTGCTGAGCTGGCGACAGCCATCACGGGGACGCTCGCGGAGGTGGCGGGGGCGTGACCGACCCCTACGCAGCGGATGTGTACGACCCTCTGGCGTGCAACTATCCCTGGGCATGCTCGTCTCGTCATAGCGCTTGGCGTCTGAGTGCGCTGAAAAAATCAAGGAACTGAGACCTGCTGTATGGCAATAGGTCTCAGTTCCGGTCGTCTACCTTAGTGATCGCCTGATCAACGTGAGATACGCGCGCCGGACAGACGTAACTCATGCCCATGCGCGTCGCGTTAATGACGCCGTTGCTGCCCTTGTCATGATTGAGCGCGACCCACTTGGCCATCTCTTCGGTGCTGTAGTTGCAATGCTCGACCGCTTGGTCATAGAGCGCATCGAAGCGGAAGTCACCATTTGGGTAGGCGCGTCTGAATTCAGTGCCCCAGGCCTGCTGGTTGACCTCGGACTTCGTTTTGAGTACATCAGGTGCGCTAGCCGGCGCTGAGCACGCCAGGACGCAACCAGCGGTCAGCGCGGCTAGTGCGATCTTGGTGAACATGGCGTGATGCTAGTACCAACTAGAAACGCAGGGGAGGGGTTATGCCGAACTGCCATCCGGCCATCCCGGATCGGGCGGCAGAGTAGGCGGCGGCTCGGTCCGCATGTATGGATCGGGCCAGTCTGTCGGGGTTCCGGGCGCGAGTTTGTTGCACACGCGGACTTGTTCATCGCTGACGCGTGGCTGCTCGAACAGCAACCAGGTTCCGAACACGTTGTCTGTCGGTCGCCTTGCAGGGCCACGCTGCTGTGCAAGGGGTGCGCGCTGCTGTGCCGGTGTTAGCGAGGGATCGGGACCGAAGATATATGCCTGAGTCACACCGCCAGGTAAGGAGCCTCGGCTGATATAAGTGCCCTCGCGCTCCGTGAGGGTAGGGCCAATTCGGGTGCCTGCACGCCCCCGGTGAGCAGTGAGACTGCTGTAGTTACATACGGTGGCGACGTAGCGGTCGCCATCGCGACGAAAGTCCACGACTTCGTAGTAATCAGTGCCGACATAGGGTGAAATGGCAGGATCGCCGCCGATGTCTAACATGGTGCCCCAGACGTGGTTTTCAGCACGCTCGATACCGGGGTAGCCCTTGTCCGTGAGGGCCGTTCGCCCCTTTTTGTCGGACATATAGACACTCGATGACGACTCGGTGATGGCGCGGACGAAGGTGCCTTCGGGGGTCATGAGGTCCAGGCTTGGGTTGGGTATCCACCGGAATGTGTATTGCTGCTTGTCCTCGGGTGGAGGTGGTGTGGGTTCCGCGGGCTTGCGGCAGCCGCTTATCGCCGTTAGAAGCAGGAGCGCCGTGAGGGCGCCCCTTATCCGGTTGGTCGCCATTTGCGGTTGGTGGGGTCGGCGCCCTGTTGCTCCTGCGGCTGCCACTGAGTTGGATCAAAGCCGTTATCACGCAGAACATTACCGATTACTCGCTCCGCCCCTCGGTCATCTGTTGCGATCTTATAGGGGTCGGCCTGCCCGTTGGTCAGATAGCGGTCGAGGTCCGGGTAGTTCGCGAGGTCCGGGTTGGACTGGAGCAACCCGTTGAGGATGGCTTTTTGGCTGTCGAGGGTGTTGAAGCCGTATGGGCCGGTGGTGACCATTTTGTTGGCGGCGTCGGCTGGGTTGTCATTACCTTGGATCGCTTGGTCGACAGCTTCTAAGCCTTCAACAGGGGCAAACGCCTTATCGACGCCGAGCTGTCCGGTGACCCATTCTCCGAGCTTCTTGGTGGCTGGGTCTGTGTCCTTGGTGTTGAGGGCGTCCATCGCGCCGTCGAGCATGCCGCGCTTGATACGCCCGCCGTCCTCGAATGCGTTGTCCCGCTCTGCCCCAGGAGGCATCTGGGCGGCGTCGGACAGGTTGTGCGTGTATTCGTTGTAGGCGCCGCCGTTGATGATCTTGGCGGCGTCCTCGTTGCGGTCCAGGTTGGCCATCAGGTTCTTGGCCTGGTCGGCATCCGGGAGTGCCTTGATCTCCGGGGTGTTGGCGTTGTCGGCGCCGAACAGCTCGGCGACGTGTGAACCTTCCAGTCGTGCTGTGGTTTTGGCCAGTTCGGGGTTGGCCTCGGCCCACGAGTCTCCGGTGAAGTGCTGGCCTGGTCCCGGCAGGTCCCGTAGCGATTCCTGGTGTTCGGGGTCAGCCAGATAGTGGGCCTGCTCGTTGGCGACCTGCTGCGCCAGCGGGTTGTTGGGGTCGTCGGCGGCCCATTCCAGGACATCATCGACCTTGGCGCCTTGATCGCCCCAGTGCTGCTCGTTGAGCGCCCGCAAGAACGAATCCGCACCCGGTGAAGCACTTTCGGGCTCGCGGGCCATCTCGGCGATGTCCACGTGATCGGCGCTGCCAGCCTGGAACATATCGGCCACCGCAGACTTGAAATCACCGCGTGCATCAGTGGTGATGCCGCTGGTGAAGTCTTTCAAATTGTCGTTGTGGGTGTTGATCTCGGCGTTGGAGTAGTCCGAGGCTGCGCCGAGCATGGCCTGGGCGGCCTCCGAGCCGTTGAGGTAGCCGGGGGTGACGCCCTGGAAAATGTTGGCGACATCCTGCATATCGGCGACACCGCGTAGTTCTGTCTGTGGTCCGCCGTAGCCGCGTGCGGCGTTATCGAAGGAGGTTCCCACCCGGTCGGCGCGGGTGAGTGCTTCGCGCACTCCATCGGGCAGGTTCGCCACGCTGCCCGCGGTGGGGATGAAGTTGCCTCGGGTGGCTTCGGTGACCCCGGCCTTGTTGTCGATCCCGGAGCGAATGTTCTTGTTGGACACCATCGCCAGTGCGTCCTTGACCGCCGTGCGGTCTTGCGGGTTCTGTATGCCGTTGAGGAACGCGTTGACCTCGCCGGGCGTCTTGCCGTCCAGCGAGCGGGACAGCTGGTACAGGTACTGCATTTGGTTGGACGGGATGGTTACCGGCTTGCCAGCGGCCAGCGCGTCGATCTGCTCGGGTGACAGAACGCTGGCCGCACGCACCCGCTTGATCAGCTCAGGATCGACATAGCCGCCTTGCAGCGCTGAGCCATCCGCGTTACCGCGCGCGGCATCCAGACCGCCCACCGGGGCCAGCAGGGTATCTAGGTCCATAGCGTCGACCTGGCTGGCCGCCTCCAAATCAGCAGCACCCCACGCGTCATACATCCGTTGTAGCCGCGCCTGGATATTGGCGGCGTACTCCCTGCCCTTGGCGACCTGTTCCTTGGACGCACCCGGTGGGGCGTCCCATTCCACGGTCAGGTCATCGGCAATTTTGTAGTGGTCGCCGGTCGCCTGGTCGTGCAGGCTGATACAGGCGTTCTGCTGCTCCAGCGCCCGCGATAGCGAGTCAATGACGTTGGGGGCACCGTTGAGGATGGCTTGCCCGGCACCGAGAAACACCTTCTCATCGCTGCTGGCGGTCTCGCGTGCCGCATCGGCCGCGGCGCCGTCCCAGTACTCGCCGCCGGGACGCTCCACCGCGGTCTTGTAGTCCGCGCCCGTCTGCTGAATCTCAACCCCGGCCACCATCGCCTGACGCATCAGCTCGATATTGGCCTTCGTCGGCGTCGAGAGCAGCAGTTGATACGACCGCGCGGACATCAGCGCTCACCCATCGGTACTTCGCGAGTCAGCGCCAATCCCGCTGCCGAGCGGATGGTCTGCGTCACGTGTTCTTCGGTGTCCCCGAACTGGGTCACCGTCTGCGCGGACAGGTCAGCCACGGTGTTCAGGCGTGCGGCCAAACTCCGCTGCATGTTCGGGATGGACTTGCTCACCAGCTTGCCGATAGCCACCGTCGCCGGGGAACGACCAGACTCACCGCCAGGGTGCGCGGTCGCGGCCTTGGTCAGCTTGGTCGCCAACCCCTGCAACTCGGGGGACAGTTTCCGCAGCGCCGCAAGGTCGGCCTGCAATTTGTCGTCGGACATCGGTTTCCCCCGCAGTGGTGACGGTGATCACTTAGTTTGCGGACACGCTAACACTTCGTGAGCAGTCTTGCCATTCACGCCAGCGAAAAAACCAGGTAAGCAATCACACCATGAGATCTGGTGTTGGCGCCCGGTCGGTGTCAATACGTAGCCACTGCCCCTTCGCGAAGGCGTAGTACTTTGAACGACCGCCGGGTGGTTCTGGTTCGCGGGTGTATTGGGGGTCTCTGATTATCAGAGTGCCACCCGGCTGCACACACCATGTCGCGCTGGTGCCGAACGCGACGTAAATCTCCGGGACCTCTAGGAAGACCCGGATCGGCAT